TCACGCCGACCGCGAAATCTTCGTCCTCGTACAAACGTCCTTCGGCGCCCCATGTCATCGTCGTGCGCTCGACCGTGATGCCGCGCGCGTTGAACGGCCCCCGCGTGTACGCCGCCGAGAATTTGATGTTGCGCTCACCACATCTGTTCTTCGCGAAGAATTGGAACGCGTCTTGGAAGACGGACAGTGGCACGCGTGCGTCGGGATCGATCACAACTTCAGACGAGTTGAGATACTTGTCCAGTGGCGATACTTGTTCTTCAATCTCTTGTCGCACTTCCAAGAAGTATCTGGGTAAGATGTCCCAGATGTTACCCACCCCTCGGTACTTGTGGAGCGCGTAGTCCAAGTACGCGCGCACGCACTTTTGTAACATGATTGGAACTTCACACTTGAGTTTCTGAGGGAGCGTCGCGTCGGCGTCCTTCACCTGTCGAACAAAATTGAACGTGACCAAACGGCGAAGAATCGAACCGCCGGTGTCTCGCCATCCGGGCATCTCATTGCCGGCCATGACTCCGGGCGTGGTCCATTGAATCGATTTGGCTTTTTCGTGCTTCACGGCGATACTCACGTCCTCGCCCGATACCATGGATTGGAATTCGGCCTGTTCCAAGGCCATCGTCTCGCGACATTCGGGTGAGATGAACATGAACCCATCGTAGATGGATGCGAGCCCGAACTTTCGCTCGATGTTGTTGGACAGTGTGCGCACGTCTTCGGCCTCATAGAATTGTTTAAAAACAGACGTCAGCGCTTGCGACTTGCCACTACGCGCGATCCCCCCATAGAACGGGATGATTTGCCACCCGTCGAGATCACCGACTTCAAAACACAATCTGCCGGCGAGGACATAGGCCCATCGCTGAACATCTTCGGGGAGACGCTGATAGTCCAAAATCTTCGCGAAATGCGGTGTAGGGATATCGAACCAATCTTCCATCATAGAAAAATCTTCGAAATCGGTGTCAAAGTATTTGCACGACGCGAGCGTCGGGTCCAACTTTTTGAATTCGTTACTCTCGTATGGCAAAAATTTGCACGTGTACTCTTTCGTCAGCGGATCGAGCGCTTTACCGAGAAAAACACCGTTTCGATAACTCCACATGTTTCGACACTTCTTCACCTCGGGAAACTGTGGGTCAATGCAGACGGTGAGATGATTGATGACATCTCTGAACCCCGAACCTTTGCTCGTGAGATCCTTCCACATGTCGTGTCGAAGTTGCTTGTCCGCCAATTTGTACACAAGCGTGGGTATATCGTGCTGGGGAATCCACGCGCGAGTGCCGTGGCCATTGATCTTATGTTCTAAGCAGCACATGCCTTTGTAGCGTCGTAGTTCTCTGGTGTGCGCCTCGTACAAGCACACGTAGAGAGCCCGTTGGAAAGGACTGAGCTCCTCAATTTTGCCGGGCGCATATAACTCGGCGTTCACCTTGAACATATCTGGGTCGGATATGTAGACCGACGGCATCGTGTGCGGTCGCGACACTCGTTCATAGTGTCTCAGTCGCTGGCGAATGAGAATGAATCCACACTCGATTTCCTCCATGATGCGGTTGATTCTTTGATGCAAAGTCATCCCCGCACCGCCCTCTTCCTCTTGCCATCCCGTGATGCCCAGCGCCTTTGCCCTGAACAACATAGATACGACTCGAGCGTTCTCGCGCTCCATCGCCTTGTCCGCCAGTGTCAACGTCGCGTTCGAGTTATGTGTGGTGATTCCATCGGATGGTAAAGCATCGAGCAACTGATCGAACCCAAGTTGTTCCGAGTGACTGAACGCCTCGGGATCTGGACACACGCTACTCGGTGCCAGTCGCCATCGCTTCTCGAGCAACTTGACGTGTTCCTTGACGAGCGAGCTCGGCGCGTCTCGGTAACACCCTCTAATACGTTCGAGCGTGACCTCATTCGCGTTGGAAGTAGTCGAGTCAACGGAATGAGTGGCCATTCTCTCTCCTGTTTGTCTGAGGTGTCACCTAATCTTTTAAGTAGAAATTTTTCATCACATCTTCGCTAACATTTTTACGAGGATCTTGTTCGTCATGGTCAATTGGTGTGCGATGTCGAGCAGGGCCGTGCACGCGGTCTGACCAGAGGGCTCGGGGTCCAGGAGCGCGTCGCTGAGAACGGTCGCGATATCGGCCAGGCCGCCTGAGATGTCGTCCTCGATTTCCACATCATCATCTTCGTACATCAGCAGGTCGTCATCATCATCTTCCGGGTCAGACACCAGGTCGTCTTCGATCACCTCGACTTCGTCCTCGTCCACAGGACACGGACACTTTTCGTCGTCTTGGCACGTTTTGCATTTTTGGGTCGGTCGGTTGAAGTCGGTCATCATGTATATCTCCAGGTGAGAAACATGGTTCGAAGATTTTCCGCAGGATGGGTGCGATTTCCACCGAAATTAAAATCTCATCCTAAGGTACAACACACACAACAATGGCTGGAGGCCTTATTGCATAGGGCCAAAAAGTGAGCGTGAAAAGCGTTACTCACTAGTCCGTCGCGACACCAAGGTCGCGCGGGCGAGACATCCTGGTTGCGGGAAACTCCTTAGAGCTCTGACTACCACCCTCGTTTGGAAACATTCGAGGGGATCTCGGTTAACTGCCGAACCCGATGGTAAAAAGGTCAGAGATTGGACAATCCGCAGGCGAGGAGCTAAAGCCGTCATGACAGGCCACGCTCCCGTTTCAACGATCGCTAAGGTGTCGGTATCAGATGAAGGACTAGTCATCCCGATGATGCTTAAGGTACGATCTAGACCCGGTGGGAAACCATCGGGAAAATAAATTTTAAGAGTTTAGTCAATTCCTAAACCCTAACAAAAAAATTTATGAACGCATGCAACTCGTCGCATATGGGGCTCAAGATGTCTATCTTACGGGTTCCCCGAAAATTACTTTTTTCAGCGCTCAATACCGCCGCCATACTAACTTCAGTATGGAGACTATCGAGCAAACCGTCAACGGTACCGCCGCCAGCTCTGGCCGCGTTTCCGTGACCGTCGCCCGTAACGGTGACTTGGTCGGCGAAATGTACCTCGAATTGACCACGGCAGCGAACTTGTCCTCCGCGACGTCCGCCGCGGACGTCAACTGGGTCGCCGAGCGCGCGGTTTCCTCCGCGGAACTTTCCGTGGGTGGACAGCGCATCGACCGTCTCCACCAGCGCTGGTGGCGCATCTACGCGGAAGTTTACCTTGACGCCGCCGCGAAGCAAAACTATGCGAAGATGACGACGGGCATCGCGGGTGCTGCCTCCAAGGTGTACCTCCCGCTCTTGTTTGCCTTTAACTTGAACCCGGGTCTCGCCCTGCCGTTGATCAGCTTGCAGTACCACGAGGTAAGAATTGATATCGACTTGGCCAGTGACTTCGAAACGTTCTTCTCCACGTCCGGTTTGAAGGTTCACGCGCAGTACTACTTCTTGGACACCGACGAGCGTCGTAGATTCGCGCAACGCGCCTCGGAAATGCTCATCACCCAAGTGCAGCACACTGGGGTCGATGCTGTCACCGATGCCGGCACCAAGAACGTGCGTCTCTCCTTGAACCACCCAGTTAAGGCTCTCCACTGGGTGTGCAACGGCGGTACCGCGAAGTCTTCCCTCTGGAACTTCACCGCGGATCAATCGCTCACCTCTGTCGTGCTTGAATCCAACGCCTCTGCCATCGCCACCTCCAATGCGTTCATCTCCCCGGCGGACATCGGTTGCCCGTTGGTCAAGTTCGGTACGGGCGGCTCCGCCAAGATGCCGACGGAACGCGGTACGGCCACCGCCAAGCGCACGTCCGGTCCGTTGTCCGAATTCAAGTTAATCTTGAACGGCCAAGACCGCATGAAGGCGATGGATGGTGCTTACTTCAACTCCGTCCAAGCGGCGCAGCACTGGAGCGGCTCCCCGATGCCGGGTATCTACTCGTACTCCTTCGCACTTAAGCCCGAGGAGCATCAACCGAGCGGGAGCTGTAATTTTTCGCGCATTGATAATGCGCAAGTTGCCGTTACGTTGAAGGACACCACCACCGCCGGCTCGACGACCACGAACCTTTCGTTGTTTGCGCTTGGCTATAATGTTTTGCGAATTCAATCGGGTATGGCGGGTCTTGCCTTCTCTAACTAATCGTCGACGCTTACGCTTCACCGCGCGCACGCACGCGACGAGCTCGTTCGATGCAAGTGAAGTGATGTGATGCATCATCGCATCATCGCACAAACGGTAAATTTTTAATTTAAATCACAAAAAACAAAAAAAACAAAAAAAAATAGATCATTAACTCAATAAAATAGTGAAGGTATTATCACATTTTATTGACTTTGCGTCCTGACCCGGATTTCAAACGATACGTTTAGACGAGCAGATTTGTATTTATTAAAACGAAAACGGCTTTTCACCCTCGCACAGAACGTGATCCGTGTAAAGACGGTCCGTTGGATAGAGGGCCCAGCATTCGTGTTCTAACGGATTCTCGATGAGCGACCATCCCGATTCCCTGATGAATTTGTAAATGTTCCGAACGAGTCGCCCGCCATCACTGTCTGCTTCGTCTTCACACTCGTCTATGAAATAGTTGAATTCGGGGTCGTGGTTGAAGAAAAGCGCCGTATTGAACAGTTCAGGTTTGAGTATGTCCCCGAACATCTCGTAGACGCGGGGAGGCCACTCGCGTACATCCTCTTCGGGGTGGTTGATGCCCATGTAAAGAAAGTCAAAATCATCACCGAGTGCTTCGACCATTTCACTTAGGGAGAGCATGGTGCGTGCGTCGTGAAATGACGCCACCGCACGCGCGCACCGCCATTTCGATCGGATCGAAGATTCGTGAAATTTCACCACACCGCGCTCGAAATCGACTCCGATCAAACCCGGGTTATGTAAGACGACGCGCCGTGACCACGTGGTTATAAACAAGAGTCCGAAGCGGCTTCAGACGTCTATGTGTGCCGCGAAGAAACGCATAGAAGAAATGCGCGAAAACGGGGATCGTCCGGATCTCGTGCGTTTCATGGACGAGATAGAATGGCGTATGAATCGAATCAAACAGTGTGAGAGCGCACGTCGTAGATAGTACATATAATCTTTAAAAAAATCCTTATAAAAATTCGTATAAAAATCCGCAGACGAGATGATTTGAACCGTGGAACGTGTAAGGTGCCTACGTCATTCCCGCGCACGTACGTGACGACGATGGACGTCGCTCTACCCGCGGGGGCGTCGTCTAATGAACTAGCGAAGCTACGGAAACGGGTAGCACTGCTCGAACGCATGCGCGCGGACGACGCCGCGTTACGCGCGCTTCAGCTCGAAGATGCTGATGATGTTGACACGGAAGATGAGGGGGGGTTTCCGCAGAAGATACGCGGCGAATCCACGGGGGCGCTACCGTTACCACCACCACCGCCCGCGAATCGCATGGAAGAGGAGCCCGCTGCCGTCGACGAAGTAGCACCGCCCACCGCCGACGGAAATACACTTAAAATATTCGGTATCGAGTGCGATTCCGTGAAGATGTGTACTGGTGTTATGAACGACGTCGTCGGGAAGATGGACGCGTCAAACTCATCGGCCAAAGATTCCAGTGGTATGTTCTTGCACGAAGTCTCCCTTCGATCCATCGTTTTGAATCACCTGTTCGACAACTGCGATGCCGTCGTCGACGATGTTTTTGAGCAGTGCGTCGAGCGATTTCATCTACCCGCTACAAAGGAGAGTGATCGCTGGTGGTTTGACTACGGACTCTCTCACACCTGGACACCCGACGGTCCCGTGGTCGAACGAACAGTGCTGGACGCCGCGGACGCGCTGAATGCACTCAAAACGCCGTCTCCGGTCGGCTCACAAGACACGACCCGTGTGTTCAAGCGAAAACCCCGGTCGCTTGAGTTGTGGTGCATCGCGATGGGTAGGGATGGTCCGTGTACGAAGCGCGTCAGTAAAGAGCGCGCGTCAATCGGTAAAGTTACGTGTGGGTACCACGATAACCAGGAACCCGACGACGACGACACCGACGGGGAATACGAGGTCATCGCGACACCGATACAGCCCAATGTCGCTTTGGTGAGCGAAGCGAATACCGTGGCTGCGTTGACACAGTCGATTGGGCGAGTCGCCCGCGACAAAAAACGGAAAACCACCGTCGCAGTCGAACCGTCGCAGTCGAAGCGCGTGCGTTGGACGGACGAGGAGCACCAACTCTTTCTCGAAGGCATTAAACAATTCGGCAAAGGCGCGGAGGCAAACCGTCAAATCAGTGAGAAATTCGTCACTACGAAAACTCCTTCGCAGGTGGCGAGTCACGCGCAAAAATATTATTTGAAGGCACCCCTCGAAGATTCTGCTATAAACAACGTCGGGCGCACGGCGGTGACCGGGAATTTTACAACATCCCAACTCGATATTAATAACATTGTGTGGGTCAAAACTGGAAAAACTGCTCATTGGCCGGGGCACGTTTGGGAGATACACAACGGCCATGGTCAATGCAAAACAAGCGAAGGTTTCTCACCGTCCGAATTCAACGATGGGAAAGAACGTTTCGTCGTTCGGACGTACGACGATATGCTCATCGAGCCTAAAACAACGAGAAACATTACGTATTTCTGTCCGGGTACGCATTTCGAACGATACAAGAAAGCCGCTAAGACGCCTGGTTTCATCAACGCGATGAGACGGGCGTGTGACGATTACAACAAGTCAAGACTCGACTACGACAAATCCAAGAACACGAAGACCGCACCAGAACACCTCTGTACCTTTATTAATTTTGTACGCTACGCTTTATGTTTGTGCGGCTCCGCGCATCGTTTCAATAACTCGGCGTGATCACCGAAATCGTACGTCGGGTATCCGTCTCGAATTTTTTTCGAAACCACGAGCGCTTCGTGCACGCGATTCTCACCTTCTTCGATGCAAGCCTTCTCGATTTCAAAGAGTTGTCGTTCGAGACGAACGTATTCGGCCACTCTGTGGGTTGGCACTCCATCGCGAATCATGCGTGCGCTCATTCCGGAGACCCTCAGTTTGGGCGTCTCCCTCGTGAGAAGGAGAACGACGAAGAGAAATGTGAGAAATTTGAAATACATGACCTCGTCTTCTTGAATTACAAGCTTATTTTAATATGCGCATGATGTCGTTGATTTTGTAGGCGATGTTGTACAACTCTTCCTCGCACGAGATCTCACTCGGATCGACGATTTCCATTTCGATCTGATAACAGGCTGGATTTTCGTCGTCCTTGTCGAACGCCGCGCCAGTGCTGACCGTCATGTCGATGGAAAGATTTTTTCGGATGAAAGATGTTCGCTGTTTCATTCTCTTGCGATCCATGGCAAATTCACCTTGCAGTGGTTCCTCGTGGTTCACGGAAAACCGAACATCGAACGGTGACGTCTCGATTCCGGTGAAGTCAACTTGCTCGACCTTCGACTTTCGAATTAAGGATCGTTCTTCCGTCGTCCCGTCTACCGACATGCGCACGTTCTCGGCATCCGCGTAGTAGACATCTTGAACCGTGTTGACGACCTTCTCCCATCCGAGAAACTGTTGCAGACCTTCGTAAACTTTTTGAAAGGTGGCCGCGCCGACGTTCGTATCGAAGAAACTCCCGTTAAACTTACCGAATCTGAATTCCACCTCAATGTTTTCGCCCGGGACGTGTCGATCGTAGCAGGGGCGGATTCGCTCCATCACGGCATCGATGTTCATCGCGTCGCTCTCTGCCATCGGTGGCGACATCTTTTATCAGAAAGTAACTCATCCCTTTAAGCCGTCATCTTTACATACGCTAAGAAGTAATGACTCGCGGGATTTGCGATCTCTTGCATTCTTGAATCACACTCGTCGTCCCTGAATCTCCACTCTTTCTTGTGAAGCGTGAATGCCGCGTAGTGGCCGCCGCATTGGACGCCCGCGTGTACGGCGCTCGCGACGAGCTTATAACTGTCGCCGGTGCTCATCGACAAACGCTCCGCGACGCGCACGTGACTTTTTTGGTCGAACGATACGAACAGAACTTTCGGCATTGTTTTGAAGAAGGTCCGCGTCGCCGCGACGTGGTACCGCGTTCCCTCGTCGTCGACGTAGCCCTCGATGGGCGTCCAATCCGTCGCTTTCTCCAACATCTTCCCGATGTCATCGATCCCGGATTCGTGCGCGAGGATGTGCACGCAGAAGGCTTCGTCGCGTGAGGATTCACCACCGGGCCACTTCGTGACTTGCGTCTTCGTTCCGTACACGATTCCCTTGATCCACGGAACCGCGCGCTCGAGGATGTCAACTATGCACAGGACCGCCTCTTGAACATCGTGCTGCTCTTCGTCGACAAATCTTGGAAACGTTTTCTGAAATGCGCGGATCAGCGGCGTCGGGTCTAATGGCTCGCGCGGTGGATCGCTCGCCTTCCAAAAGTCGTTCACGAGTCGAGAGTAGAGCCGCGTGAACTCACACTCACCCGTGTATCGCCTCTTGATGAATCTATTGCTCAAGATGGGGACGTGTAGAAGCACCTGTAACGACGCGTTGAAATAACACGAGTTACCGATGTTCACGAGGCCTCTCATTTTATATCTCATTACAGAGCTACGTCTTTAAACTCCTCAATCTTGATGTCCTCTTTGATGTTAACGATGGTTCGGTAATACGTTCGCCTGTTGTTCGGGTGCGTCTTATCCGTGCGCCGTTTGAGTGGTCGCCACCACATGGGCGTTTCGTCTGTAACATATTCGCACTCCACGATGGCGCCGTCTTCGAACCAATCCGGCTCGTCGGTGATTCGACCCCGGGGGATGAATGACTCGAACACAGGCTTCCCTCGCTCTTGTACGTATAGACGCCACGTGTCGCCGTCCTTCTCCATGCGAAAGTCCACGGTGTTTTTATCTCTCGGCTTCCACTTGAACATCGTTTCGTGCGTTCCGGTTCGAACGGGTTCGTCCACGGGAGTTAAGATGATGCCGTCGACCTCCTGCTCGACGGTCGGGAGATGATGTTCCATGAATATACGAAACTCTTCGAGAACGAAGAATGTTTTGAGAACGAGCCTGTACGCATCAGATTTCATACGTATGCGCGTCTTTGTGAACTTTTCGAGCGCGTCGTATCGATCGATGAACCCGAGATGGCCCACTGGACTCCCATCGATGATGAGACCATCGTATAAGAGTAACGTATTCTCGTAAAGCTCGCCCTCGAGTATCGTGCCCTCGTACGCGCGCCTCCCGAGGTTTAAAGAGATTTGGCGCACGCGCATGCTCCTGTCGATGAGCACACACAATGGAATTCCATTCACGGAAAGCGCGGCCAACATGCACCTCTCGCCATCCGTCTTCTCACACACGACGTACGGATTCGCGCGAAGCTGTTTGAAATGGCGCCGTTCGATGGAGACCGGCTGACATCCCGGGAAGCGCCCCAGGGGTGTCCCCCAGCACCTGGACACGAAGCGTGCGATCGCGTCGTAGAGGGGAGACGTCTCGTCGATGTGCTCCATCGGCGCGGCGTCGAGTTGTGGTGATCTGTCAGATTTGATTACATCTTCTTTAAGTCGTTTTTACTCCCGCGGCGTTCATGATGTTACTCACACACTCGTGCGTGTATGTGATCGTTAGTTTCGCGTCAACGTACGCTTGGATCTTTACTCCGCTCTCTTTCAACTTATCAAACATCGTTCGAGGATTCGGGTGAACTTTGGCACTCATCTTTTTGCGCACATGTTTTGTCATCATCAACCAACATTTCGGTTCAGTGGCTTTAACCGTGTACATCTCGTCGGAGACGCGATTGTTCACCTCCGTGTCGAAGTGCAAACCCATTTGAGACACGGGCTCGGTGGAGTCGGCGAGAACATTGTCTTTGAACATCTTCCAATCGACACCTTCCCTGACCGCCGGGAAGACCACAACTCCGAGTCCTTCGTGAGGCTTGAATGCGCACGCGAGTGAATCTTCGTCGACGTGGACACCAAAGCCCACGAAGAAAATGCGATCGACGTCGGTGCGTTTCAGTTGTTTTGATATGATTTCAGATTTCTCGTACGGGTCGTCCGCCACATAGATGATTTCATTCTGAGTTTCACCGGTCTGAACACATTTCAGATTCATCCGCAAGATGCTGTGAAGTGTTTTTACATGAAGCGCCTTCGAGCGCGTGGCGAGGATGGTGACGAACTTCATGAGAATCTTCTTATGTACGTGTTGAAAATTTAAGCTTTAAGTCGATCTTTGAGACATCCCGAGAACGGTAAGTTGCCGACATGGCCGAGTGTGGTCGCGAGATCGGCGTAAATCTTTCCACCGATTTGTTGCCATCGGCGACAGAAGGCATAATCTTCGGAGAGATAACGCTTCGTCGTGGGATCGATCATGCAGTCGAAACAAGCGTGGTAGTCATCGAAATCGCGATTTTGATGGTCGTTTTTGCACCATAACTCCGGGAACTCGTCTTCGAGCTTCTTGAACACGGATCGCCTGATGCACATGAAACCCGTCGGACCATCGAGGATTTCAATCATACCGTCTTCGACGGGTCGATTCGTGGCGCCGAAATTGATCACGAGTGACGAACTCAACATCGACATGTCGCGCTCGTCGCCCTTCTCGACGGCGGCTTTCGCCTGATCCCACATCACGGTCTTTTTTGGATAGCACCCGACGGAGATTTCTCTGTTCGCGCGAACGAGGCGCACGACCGACGCCGCATCGAAATCAATGTCCGCGTCGATGAACATGAAGAAGTTACAGTCCGTTTTCTGCATAAAACGACCCACCGAGACGTTCCGAGCCCTGTGAACGAGCGACTCGTTCTCGGTCGTGTCGAGATACAGTTGTATACCCTCCCTCATGAGTTCTAACTGCAACTTGACGATTCCGGTGAAATACTTCTCCAGACACAGGCCTCCATAGCACGGGGTCGAAAGGAAGAGTTTTATGGGAGTCGACATCTCTGTCTTTGTGATTACAATCATTGTTTCTCCTTTAAGTAGATCTCTGATTCCTCGACGGCCTTGAGTAAAGTTGGTACGGTGACCTCGCATCTCGCGCCGATGATCTTCGCGTCGAGGCGTCTGTCGATGGAGATTAAGATGGCCGCCGCGGCGATGGTTTTCGGTGCGCGCGTCTGCAACGAGCGACAGCCCTCGAGCTCAGTGCATAAGAACTCCGCGTCTCGGCGCTCACGTCCAGTGATCGCGTCGGTGCTGTCGAACCGGTTCCAAATTCGCGCGAGAAGCTCTCTCGGCTTCGCGCCGTACGTCGTGCCGGTGGTGTTCGTGTGTGCGGTTCGATCGGCGTCGGACGCGAGCGTCTGGCGCACCAGCTCCGACGTTCGCGTGACGTGACGTACGTCAATGCCCCACATGTCCGCGACCTCAGCGTTCGTTCGTGAGATGCCCGCGAGCTTACACGCCATGATGATGCAGTTTGCGGTGGCGCCTAGACGCACGTCACCACGGGTTAACTTGAGCTCGGTGAATCTTTTGTAGAAGAGCTTGGCGTGAACCCGTACCGAATCAGGAAGCGACGTCGCTTTCTCGTCGATTCTAGCGTACGCGTGGTAGAGCGCGCGATCTCTGTGATGCGACGCGAGACGAAAGTTGATCGTCGACATCCGCTTGTGGGCGACCGATGACGACCATTTCGTTCGTATCTGCGTGCCCGCGCCCCACTGCTGACTGAACAAAAGTTTCGCGTTCGAGTCCTTTTTGAAGTCGCATCTCGACGAGTTATCCGCCGCGTACACACCGAGTTCGTTCACGGAAGATATCCACTCGGGCTTCTCGTCGATCGACATCGCATCGACGGTCCCGCAGGACGGGCACGTCAGAACCCCCTCGACGTCAACCTTTGCGACATCACACCTCCCACAAACACCCGAAATTAAACAAGAAGATGGCTGCGTCGATTCATCTTCTACATTTCCACTTCTTTTTACGTGATCTATGTAGGCCCAGATATACTCCATCTTCTTTCTTTTTTATGTATTTCTCCTTTAAATCGACTGACGAGCCCTGATGTTTGCTTCGATGTTGTCGATGGTCTCCTTGAACGACCTCGCGCCCGGGGAAAGCGGTTCCCACGCGTTCCACGCCGCGTCGACCTCGCGGTGATCCGGTGGTACGTCGATACCTTGCCCGGGTTCGTCGTCACTCACGACGAACGACAAATCCGACTCCGAGTCGCTCCCCTCCGACCAGATGGATGAGCAACTGTCTTCGACGTCTACTTCGGAGATGCGCGCCCACTGCGAGCTGTCGACGCGCTTGAATTCGAGGTCGTTGAACGTCGTTCCCGACTCGTAGTGTTCCGTCACACTCTCGTAAGGCGCTGGCGATACTTCGTCGTCGACTGCGTACAGCGTCGCGCTCTTGTAAAGACGCGGAGTCGGCGTGAGATAGTTCACCCCCAGGACGTTGCCCGTGTTCATGCTAACCGTCGCGTAACTGTGTTCCTCGACATCATCTAGTGCAACGAGCACCTTAACTATGTCCCCGGGCTTGATCTCGTCTCTTTTTATGGTGTTTAATTCCGTCATCTTGTTCTGAGTGATGGCTTAAAAGCTATGGATAAAAAATCTACAGAAGAATTACAGAATGTCTGTCATCATCCTGTCCAAGCAGGACTGTGAGTTCTGCGACCACGCCGTCGCACTGTGCAGGGACGAGGGTATTGAATACAAGAAGGAATTCGTCGATAAACACGAATTGCGCGAGCGATGCAAAGGCGCGACACACTACCCGCAAATCTTTGCCGGTGGGCGACACATCGGCGACTACTATGCCTTCGCTGACTGGATCGAGGAGGGCTACGAACCGATGCTGTTGCCTACCATGAGTCGGTTCACGGTCTTCCCGCTTCAGCACCCGAAACTGTGGGACCTGTACAAGAAGGCTCAAATGAGTAACTGGACGGCCGAAGAGATCGATCTAGGCACCGACATGGACGATTGGGAGAAACTCACAGACAATGAAAAGCATTTCATAAAATACATCCTGGCCTTCTTTGCGGGCTCCGACGGCATCGTGAACGAAAATCTCGATTTGAACTTCGCGAGCGAGGTTCAATGGCCTGAGGCTCGGTGTTTCTACGCTTACCAATCACATAACGAGTGTGTACATGGGGAAACGTACTCGCTGTTGATCGACAAGTTCATTAAATGTGATGCTGAGAAAAGCCAACTCTTCAATGCGATCGAGACTATCCCTTGCATCAAAGATAAGGCCCAATGGGCTTTGAACTATTTCGACAAAGGTCGTTCCTTTGGCGAACGCTTATTGGCCTTCGCGTGCGTCGAAGGTATCTTCTTCTCCGGTGCTTTCTGTGCCATTTTCTGGCTCAAGAAACGTGGATTGATGAAAGGTCTCTCATTCTCGAACGAGCTCATCTCGCGTGACGAGGGCCTCCACCAAGAGTTTGCGCTCGAACTCTTCAAGATGCTCCGACACAAGCCGAGCTCGGACACGATTCGTGCGATCGTCGGAGACGCCGTCGCCATCGAAAAGTCTTTCATTTGCGACGCTATTCCGTGCCCGCTGATCGGCATGAATTCTGATTCGATGTCCACCTACATTGAGTATGTTGCGGATAGACTCCTGAAAAGTATTGGCGAGAAACCAATATTTAACGCCAAGAACCCCTATACGTTTATGGTAAATCAAAGTCTCGATGGAAAAGCATCCTTCTTCGAGGTACGAGTCGGCGATTATGGGAAGATGGATGACAGTTGGAACGAGATCGGCTTCGACGAGGAGTTTTAGAGCGCGTTCATTTTAATGAAATTTTATCAGGGCATCGATTAGCTTGCAATGGTTCTCTACATTGCGGCACCGCCACCTGACCACAAGACGTGTTCAAAATGTAGCCAGTGCGAAAAGCACTACAAATGTAAAAGTGCGCGCGATGGTCTAAGCACAAAATGTGTTCACTGTCATAAGGCCTATAAGGTTGCAAATAAAGACAAAACACGTGCATCTAACAAGAGATATTATGAACAACACAAAGATACACATAGCGCACATTGCAAGGCACGCTATGAAAAACATAAAGACGAAGTACTCGCACAACATAAGAAATGGCGAGAACAACACCCAGACAAAGTAAAGGAATATCGAGAAAAACACAGAGATAAGAGAAACGCGGCGAGTGTCGAGTACAGACGGAACCGTCGTCAGACGGACGATGCTTTTCGATTATTGGGTAATTGTCGCGCACGTCTCACCAAAGCACTCAAAGGCGAATTGAAGGTGGCAAAAACGCTCGAACTCATCGGATGTACGCCCGATGAACTTCTCGAGCACCTCGAACGCACGATGTCGCCCGAAGTGCGCGCGCTCCGCGACGACGAAGTCGAAATCGTCGTCGATCACATAATTCCGTGCGCGGCCTTCGATTTCTCTATTCCCGAGCACCAGCGCGTGTGCTTCCATTACACAAACTTACAGTATCTCGACAAACCGACGAACCTGAGCAAAAGCGATACATTACCCGACGGGTTCGATTTCGCGTCGTGGTTCGAAGCGGCGCGCGTACGTCTCGCGTAATTTTTACATCTGTCATTTGTAATCGAGATGTCAACTACTAATCTAGTCGCCAACGACGAGTACTATACGCCACCAGACGCCTGGACAGACATAGCACGCTATATCCCGCGCGACAAGAAGATATGGGAGCCGTTCAACACGACCGCGGATCCGCGATCGCTCGAATCTTCAGAACATCTTCGCACATTGGGGTTCGATGTCGTGGCGATGCCATACGATCCGGAAACTGGCGCCAATGATTTCTTCGCCTCTGACCACGGTGATATCGTCGTATCGAACCCGCCTTTCACGCGTAAACGCGACGTGCTCAGGCGCCTGCGTGAGCTCGGTAAACCGTTCATTCTCATCCTGCCGGTGCCAACTATGAACACGGGGTACTTTCGCGAGATGTTTTTACAGGACGAACATCTCGGGATTGTAATCCCACGGAAACGAATCAACTTTAGGAATAAGCGCAACGCGAGCTCTAATTGTTTCGAGTGTTATTACTACTGCTGGCGCATAGACGGTGTCACGGGCATCAATTGGATCACATGATGTCCACCGGCACAGACGACTCCATCTCAATGCTCGCCTCCATGTCGGCCGGGCCGACGGCGTCCATGTCGACGTCGACCGACTGCGACACACTTACCTCGGGCGTGACGTCAGTCGTGTCGAAATCGAAGGAGCTCAACGCTTTGAATTCGAGTCGACCCGCCTGGCGCATCTTGTTAGGGAGCTCCACCGGCGCCATCGGGGCGAAACCTTCGGTCACCGGGATGTCGAGATCGTCAGACTCGAGATCACCGTCGAAATCGATCGCCATATTGATCATTTTAGGATCGTAGAGCACTGGGTACTCTGCAACGGTGGCCTCTGGAACGACGACCGGTGCCGGAGAGATGTCTTCAATCACCGGCAGTTCAGCCACATCTTCCTCGAACTCGTCGTCCGAGGCGTCACCGCCACCGATTTCGGGGACCTCGGGGACAAATTCGTCCTCGACGGTGATGTCTTCTTCTGGGCTGGGTTCGGTGGCCTCTTCTTCGACTGGCGGCATCGGTGGCGCGTCCTCACCCATCGTGTACTCCTCGACTCTGCGGACGTTCATCATCTTCCACACGATCAATAGATAGACGACGCTGTGTACAGTTAGACCGAGCGTCGTCGGATTCCCGTTGGGCGTCGCGATCCGCGATCCGAGGACCCGACGCATGAGTCTGTACGTCGATGGATTTGCGATAATAAAAAAGATGAGCGCGCTCACGACCGAGATCAGAAACTTCTTTTCTTGTTTCTTGCCGGCGCACCCACACCCACAGTCACTGAAAAACATGCTTTTCTTTTTGCCTGAGCATCCGCAAGTGCCCATGGCTAGTTATCTTACACTGAGAAAAATTTGGTGGGTCAGTTAAAGAGAAGATTTCCTGATAGAAAAAAGATGGAGGTGTACACCGACGGAAGTTGCCTGGGCAATCCAGGGTTTGGAGGATGGGCCGCAAAGTGCGATGAGTTTGAGATCGTGGGCGGTGCCGAGAAGACGACGAACAACATCATGGAATTGACCGCCGTGCTTCGCGCTCTCGAGGCGTGTCTCGCCGAGCGTGTCTACGACGTGTGCATTATCACCGATTCGTTTTACTGTAAGAATGGCATTTCTTCCTGGATACACGGTTGGAAGCGCAACGGATGGAAAACATCTGCCGGTGCACCGGTGAAGAACAAAGAACTCTGGGTTGCGATCGACGCGCTCGTGCCGAAATTCAAAAAAATTGAATGGCGGTGGGTAAAAGCTCACAACGGTCATCCCCAGAACGAAGCCGTCGACAAATTGGCGCGGGACGAGGCGACGCGACTAAAAAACTCCTGCGCGTAAAATATGAGCTCCCCAGATGTTGCCGGCGCCGGTCAGTGTGAGTCGGGTTGGTGCCCCAAGCAGGAGAAGTTGCTTCAGCGATGGGGCGAAAAGGCTGCGGGTTATCGCTGGCTCCACAATCACGCGCGTCTGCACTTCAAACGACAGAACGACCGCCTGAGTTACCCGTCCATCATCATATCATCGATCACCGGCGTTGGTGGTTTCGCTGTCCTGGGACCTACAGACCACGAGCGCGACCAGAAACTCAACAGAAGATTGTGATATTACAGTACTTTTTTGCGTTTCTCAACGTCGTGGGCGGTATTCTCAATTCTATCGCCAAATTTAGCCAAAGCTCTTACCTAGCAGAGCAGCACGCGCTCTTTGCAAACAATTACAGCAAGTTTTACAGAGCCATCGATATGGAGTTATCGATCGATCGCGGGAACCGCCCACCAATGCTCGAATACGTGAAGAAGATGCGCGATAATTACGACAAGCTTTTGGACGACGCCCCACAAATCCCCGCGGTGAGCATAGCGGCGTTCAACGAGAGATTCAAGGAGGAAAAGGGTATGGCGCGACCGGACATTTGTAACGGCCTATCCATAATAACGGACGACGTGCTAGATCGTGATCGACGGATCGAGCGGAATTGGTCGATCGTGCGAGCCTTCTTTAATCGAGGTGCGCTCTCGAATCGCCGCAGCGTCGACGAACAGGTGTAAAAATATCTAGATAGATATTACAGAGATGCGGTACGGTAGCGTTCTTCGCCGCAACTTCAAGGCTCGGAAGGTCTTACCCGGTCTGACACAAGATCACCATGTCATACCGCGTCAGTTTCGAAATCACCCCGTCGTGCGCAAACATGGGCTCGACATGGACTCTTCAAAGAACATCATGATGATGCCGACCCCCCTGGGAAAGATCCTCATGAAAGTTAGAAAAGATAGATTGACACACGGGTGTGGACACAAACGATACAATGCGTACGTTTCTAGCATATTAGAGCGTATTAAAACCGAGGAAGAACTTATCGCGTTTCGCGAGTACCTCAAACGATCTATCCGACACGAGCCACACAACATCCCGTGGAACTAGATCGACCGCGTCGACGACACAAGATGAAGCGCGTGACGTTCAGCGATGATTCCGCGCGGTGTTCGCCGACCCTGGTGAAAAGAAGACGATTTTCCCACGCGCAAGCGAGTGACGACGACGACACACCCTGCGCGCGAGAAGATCTATCTAGAAATAACATCTCAGATAGACTCATCGATGCTTACGGTGGGTGGTACCACGGGATTTACCGCGCGCTCGTGAAGCGCGAACTGCCACGGGACGTCGAAAGAATCCGCGCCAAGTTTTTATCACCGCGGGACAACTTCGCCGACGAGTACATCGGCGACGACGGGTACCCGACGCCCGAGCTCGTTCGACTGGCCATCAAGTATTATGCGTCTGATATGAGACACTCTAGAAACGATCGTTATTACGACACCATTTTTAATCCTAAACCCTAATCTACGGATACCCACCCCTTCGAAAAGATTCGTGGGCGCGTGCCCCCTCATCGTCACAAACGCGCGCGCGATGACGAACGACGACGACGAGCGCGAACGCGCCGCGAAAAGACAGAAACGGAACGCCGACTTGTTCACGAATGCGAAAAACGAATTAGAAAAACTTGAAAACGAGCATTTAGCGGCCCTGGAAGTGATAGATGAGGCGAACGCGCATCTGACGTCCCGATGTCGTCAGGTACATCTCAAAGCCGAGGGCCTTTCGTCGACGGACCGTCGTGAATTTGAGCGCCACATCAAACGCCTCGAGGAGGCCGAGAAACGAGTGAGCGATATCGAGAGAATTGATCTCACCTCGTTGACGACACACAAGAAGAACAAAAGGGCTTCCGAGTGCCCTACGAAGAAAAAGAAGGCACAACCTCTTGTTGTGTGCACACCGAAGTTGACGACAGAGGGCGCTAAATGCATGGCGATATTATGCAAAACTGGCAAGCCCTGTACCTTCCAGGCCGAGGATGGTTTTCTGACGTGCAGGTATCCGTGGCACCGTGCACAAGAAGAAGAACTCAAGAAGAAAGCAGTTCCACGTGTTGATTCGAACGCATCTACCGCCACGAACGATCAATCGCCGACTACGAAACCGTCCGTGGCGCAGGGTGCGCGTTGGAAGCCGTCAATCCTGCCCTCTCCTACTTCGACAATCTGCGACGAAGGCGGATTCAGAAACCAAGACGATCTCATGGATCGCTGGGTTCGTCAGATCCAACCCCAACAGCGGGACAAACGCCAGTACAAACGTACACCGTACAATTTTATCGATATTATCGAGCGCAACGAGAGATTCTCCGAAGAAGAGGCCAAGCGCAAAGCCGAGGAAGAAGCCGAGGCCAAACGCAAAGCCGAGGAAGAAGCCGAGGCCAAACGCAAAGCCGAGGAAGAAGCCGAGGCCAAACGCAAAGTCGAGGAAGAAGCCGAGGCCAAACGCAAAGCCGAGGAAGAAGCCAAAGCCAAACGCAAAGCCGAGGAAGAAGCCGAGTCGATCACGGTAAAGGTCGCAGCACCGCGAACCAAATCGCCGCGCCGGGAAACCAGTTCGCGATGGGTACGCGCGGAACCGCGCCGCGGTCGAAAACGGAAAACCCCCGTTGTCGACCGTTTCTTGTAATGAAAACCGCGTTAAATCACGAATAAAATTATCAGGCCATATACTACCGTATTATCTCTCGTCTTCCAACGGTTAGGAAGCCCGACTGTTACTCGGGAAGCCCGACTGTTAATCGGGAAATCTGAGTTCGATTCTCAGCGAGAGAGACCCTCTTTTTACGCGTGAGTTCCACGTGTAAAAAGCGGATTTTTAGTATCATTTAGCGCGCCGATTGTATTACAACTTAACTTCGGAGAACATCCGGAACGAGAACGCATCCATCTTCTTGCACTGCATCGGAACCGACTTCGGGTCCGGAAAGTACCCTTCGAAGACCGCTCGTGGCACGAAACCGTTGACCGTGATCACCGCGAACATCTGTCCGTACTTGTACCCCCCAGAGGGGTCGTATAGCTTGACGTCGACGACTTTTGTTGCGTTCCAGTTCCCGTGGCGCGTGTCCGCGTATCCGAGCGTGTGCCCCATGATGTCGCGCAGGGCGGGGATATCGCTTTCGGTCACGGGTACCATGAACCGCGTGGTCCGTGGTCGTTCGCGTTTATTGTTCGCGGCGCGCGGCGCGACGCGACCGGACGACGCGCTGGTGCCCCAGTCGAAGAACGGGGCTGGTCGCATCTCGGCGCGCGGGAAAATGAAGAAACAAATCTTTTTTTTACAATTTTATATCGAATCTAACTTTGCGAGCCATCGCGACAGTCCAGAGTTCGGGTGCGCGCCCGTTTTTCGCCATGGCGTAGACGTAGTCTCTGTTCTTGAATATCCTGCAAGTGTCACAGTCGAACCTCAAGCATAGATCACACGGCGTCGTCTCCAGAGTCCATGGCGTCGTACTCGACAGGTTCATCGTTGTCTGTGGGGTCATCGACATCCAATGTTTCTTCGTCGCCTCGAGTGACGTCGTAGCCTTCGTCGTCTTCGTGGTCCGACGGTGTTTCGGAATCACTGGCCTCTGATCCCGAGACGACCGCGTCTTCGTCTTCGTGGTGTGTTGTGACGACCTCGACCTCTTTCTTCGCTTTCTTCGAGGGTTTTTTCTTCTTTGTCGGCGTCTCGAGAAGTTTCAGCAGCTTAGGGTTTTGAAAGATTTCTTTCGCACGATGTCTGTCTCGTTCCAGACTTTCGATGTAACTCTTGGGGAATCCCATCGATTTGTAAGCCGCCGCGAGAGAACGAAACGGTGGCGGCTTACCCCGCGCGTAGTACTTCTCGTGTAGATCGTAGAGCGAGCTATCGATCTTCACGTGAACGCGATTCTTCGTGCACCTGAGCTTGAGATATATTCGGTCCATCGGCGGGGACTCGAAGACATCTGTTCGTTCCGGGCTCGGTGCGCGCGATTGAGTGATCGGCTCGAAATCCGCGCGATCGAACGGGACTCCGCATTCCTTGTAATTCTTCTCCAGCGCTGCGAGATAGACCTCGTGCTGGTACACCGGCTGTCGAAGTCGCTTGCCCGACTCGTTAGATGTCGTCGGTGGTGGATCGGTGATGTCAGATAATTTGAACGTCATCTCTCTCCCCCTTATACATTATGGTCGCCTCTGTCTTTTAAGTAGTTGTCCAACTCACATCTTATGACATTTTCAGATTGTCTATTCGCGTGCACTCGCGGTGCGCCCCAAATTTCGAGCACGCGCCGCTTGGAATCGAACCAGAGATAATCGAGCTGGAGAAATCTCGTGAGCCAATAGAAACGCCCCCCGCGTTTCCCGATGAAGGCGTACATGTCACTTGTAGCGACGTCGGAGACGTCCATCTGGCTATAGTGTGCGATGGGTGGTGCGTACGACGGCATATTCTATGAAAATTCGCGATATTCTTACGACTAAAATTACATCATCAGCACTTCCAGTTCTTGTCACACGCGAGACAACTGCAAAATGTCGTCATCGGTTCGTCCGCGCTTCTCGTCTGGAGTTGGTAGTACGTCGTCTTCTTGGACTTGCACCGCGGACACGTGAAGAACCCTTCCTGGTTCCTTTGCTCCTGTGCAAAATACTCTTTGCGGATGCCTTCGTGAATTTTCTTCTCGAGTGCCTTGTTTGCCGGTCCATCTGGTAAAAGTTGCCAGGGCTTCATCTCGAACAGAGCGGTCGGTTTCATGACCTTATCTCTGATCTTGTTCCTGATATCTTCCGATCGTCGGAAATAGCCTCTGATCTCCAAGAATTTGTGTTTGTAGACGTCGGTGAAGAAGTAGTTATCCCACGCCGGCGGACCCCGCTTCTTCGGAACATTCTCGATGGCGTGGTTCAACAGAAGCTTCTCGAGATTTATGACTCGACTATCGCTCTCGTCGAGGTCCAACGACGCCGCTAATTCTCGAATCGCATACTCTCGCGTGGCGTTCATCTTCTTGCCTAGCGTCCGCGTTATTTTTTTAAACCAATCTCATGAAATTTCACGTGATGTTCCGAATCGAGAAGATGGATGTTTCGCAAGCGTCATAATTCGACGCGCGCGCAAAAATGTTTTCGCCTCCAGGATCCCCTGTCCCGAACATTCCTCAGTGTACGGAGCCCCCGCGACTCGTTCGCCCGATACGCGTTCGACGGTGCACGTAAAAATAATGAGCGACACTTGTAATGCACGCTATTCTCATCGAACCTGCGCTCGATGCCATCACACAGATCGATCTCGACATCGCCCCAGAGAAAAACGAGGTCGCGAAATATTTACAGGGCGGGGCTACGTTCATCGGACAGTGGCCGGAGTTGGACGTGGTCATTATAAGATCGATCGATGCGCGCGAGCTAAAAAACGAGAACAGACTCCCACCACCTTTCGATCACATCGTCGTCCATGGAAACATCTTGATCGTGCGCATGGACGAGAACTCAGAGCACCAGCCATTCACGCTCGAGGAATACAGATCATTCCTTCGTGGGCACGAACGCGTCGCAGTTTAAAACGGCGTTGGCGTACTTCATCGAGATTCCGAAGTGCATCTCAGCCATGTCCAACATGTTTGTCATCTTGCATCCGAGAGGGTTGGCATTGACGATGGTGTCGAGATTTACTCGCCCACCAGACGTCGCCGTGCCCATCGCGGTGCCCATGTCTTTTAACCACATGACGTGACTTTCGTCGCGCGGGTTAAACTTTTGCACAAAATCTGTGTACGACGTACTGAGCGACATCTTCTTATGTCGGGATTGTGATCTTCTTCTTTAACCCGATCTCAACATCCTGAAGCATCTCCCGGACCTTCGTAACTTCATCCAAGATGCGTTTGAGATGTTCGCGATCGGTCGCTCCTTCCGTGACGCCTTTCCCCGTGAACAATTGCTCGATATTGTTCATCGAATCGAGGACCGTGACGATCGCCATACCGGCACCGAGGTACCATCGAGCGGCGTTATCCAACTGCCTCTTGGTGATGCCCATAAAGTCATTGTTACATTTTTATTTTACACGTTGATGAGCGTCGAGAGCACGCGCACGTATTCCTCCTCGTCGACGGTGGCGTCGCCCTCTCGCCCCTGAAACGCGACCTGCTCCACCTGGCCTTCGTATTTTTGTGGTAGGACTTGGAAGTTGTGAACCCACACGAGCGATGCGTTCGCACGCCTACCCATCGAAAATATATCTTCTTCGTCTAGCTCGACGACATCTAGCGTGTTCGCGATCGACCCCGGGTGGCGTATTTTCACGCCAACTTCCCTCGCCCTGACATTGACGCGGCGCTCGAGATCCATGTTCGGCCAATGTCCGTTTCTCGCCTTGTACCGTGCCATGTATCTGATGCACGTCCGGGCGAGATGTTCCTCCGTGAACGTCATGAACCGAGGTCGACCCACGTTATCGACCATGGTTAAGTACGTTTTTGGTTCGGATAACAGTGAAATGAAGTGAAATGACATCTCTTCTGATACTGTTCGCGTTTTTTTTAACCCGACTCGGTTTTGAGTAGATCGTATTCGAAGCGAGTAAAAAGTTAAGTAACAATTGATAAAAAGATGGCATCTTTCTTCATCTTTTCATCAGTGGTTCACTTAAAGGGGAGCGCATCACATTGGGTACAAGATGACCCGATCGTGTCAAACGCAAGATTTGCTGGTGCATAAACTCCACGATGGTGCGCGTGTTCCTACTCGCGGTAGTGCTTTGTCTTCTGGATTCGATCTGTATTGTGACGCGGATTTTGAAATTGCCCCTGGACATCGCCATCTCGTGTCTACTGGCATTGCTCTCGAAATTCCAGGCGACGGCGCCTACGGACGCATCGCCCCGCGATCGGGACTCGCCGTCAAACACGGTATCCAAGTCGGCGCGGGCGTCGTCGACGCGGACTACCGAGGCGAAGTCAAAACCTTACTTTTCAATCACGGGTCGGACACGTTTTCGGCGAAGGCGGGCGACCGCATCGCACAGCTCATCATCGAACGATGTAAGATGCCCGACGTGACCGTTGTCACTGACCGCGCCCTCAGCGCGACCGAACGCGGTACGTCCGGGTTTGGGTCGACGGGTAACTAGAATTTGACCTTTGAATTCGAATATCGAGCATCGTTCTTCAAAATCTCTACATCAGCCGTCTCACCCTCGCAAATATCAACGAGCTTTTCGGCGTTGAGGTCGACGCCCGTGACCTCGAGCGCGCCTTTCGCCAACTCCGCGTTCTCTTCCGTGAACGCCTTGAACACGAGGTGGTTATCACGGCACCACTCGTAGACGGGAAGGCGTCGTTTCGTGAGACCCACGCGGAATTCAAAGCCCTCTTGTGAGTTCTCAAACTCACCGTACTCGTTCGTCGCGCGCAGTGCGTCGTGTTTCCCCTGTCTGTCCTGAACCGTCTCGAGGTACGCGTCGTGCGCCACCTTCAGCGTTTTCAATCTGTACCGACGAGCGACGAATCGCGACGTGTTAGGAATCAATCCGGTGAAAAACGCCGCTGTAGCGCCCACGCACAGCGCCATGAGCATGACGTTAACCATAGCGAAAACGGCGGCGCCTGGCTTCCGCATCCTGTTTATCAATAGATGACATTTTGTTTACTGATGCAGCACTTCCACACGATGAAGCATGCTAAGAACGCGAGAATCATATGTATTAAGCCGTTACTTAATACATGTGACGATAATGATTTTTCTGAGGTGGTTGACGGTTTACGAACCGTAGGCGACACCGGCAAGCCCTTGTTTAACTCTGAGAACGTTCCAATTAACCGCATAGACGCGATGGAGCGTGGAGTTGCCCGCGCCACTGGCCGGGGACTTCAACGAGATCTTCGCCGTGTCCACGCGGCTCATGTTTAGCGACCCGCTGGGTTGGGATTTGTTCAAGTTAAGGGCGAACGGCCATGTGTATACGGGGACGCCGTCGAGCGCGGAGCTCGGGAGACCACTCGTGTGTTTCTCAGCGACGACGGTGTGATGGTACACATCGCTCATGGCGTCGGACAATGGGAGACCGTTGACGTACAACGTCGCCGATTCGAAATTCCACTCGGTGCTCCAGAGACCGCCGTTCGCTTCGCCGCTCACGATGTGGAACGCTTTGCACGGATGATTGAAATACGTCAAGTCGTAGTCGATGTCGGTCTTCGACGCCGGTTGGTGCTGAACCTGAGTGATCAAAAGATCGTGTTGCGTCGACGTGAAGAACTCGCGCTCGGCTTCGTCGAGGTAGACGAACGTGCCGTACACCTTGGGCGTCACGCTGCCGATGTTCAAGCCCGGTCGACACCGAATGCGAATCTCGACCGACGAGTTGCTCATCGCGATGAGCGGCAGGGCCTTCGTCCAGTCCTGCGAGAAGAAGAACGGGAGCACGTAGTGATCGGCGTTGTTGTTCGTGCCCTTGGCGTTATCGAGAACGTCGTTGGTCGTCACCGCACACGACGCATCGCCGTCGCGGTAGAGAACGTTGTGCACGCCCTGGATGTAGAGCGTATCCATCTCGACGACCTTTTGACCCCCGATCCAGAGCGAGATCTCGGTCGGGTTCTGGTCGCGGGAGTGCAAGCCCTTGGTGTTGTTTCTCGCTGAACCAACTTCGGGGTACTCAATCCAGACATATGAAAGAAGATCACCCTTCGATTGGATCGGGATGGTCACCTCCTGGTTGGCATCGAAAGTCCCGATGAAGTTCAATTGTTCGGGCTTGATGCTGAAATTCGTGTGTTGTTTGTGATTTTGTCTCCAGAAACTGATAGACGGATTTCCCGTTATGTGCGAGTCTTGTTCACCTCGAGCCACAAGGGACACGAGACCCGACGACATTGTTATTATTATTACATCAACATAAAAAAATCGCGAGATGCCTCACAAGGATTGATTTAAAGAAAATGCATCCAACTTTAACAAAAGGGAGATGGTCGTCTTCCAGGCCATCACCTGGGAAGCGCGCGATGAACTGCTCGATGAAGACACGATTCAGCATCACGTATCGATCTTCGGTAAGACGGAGGATGGTCGCTCTGTGTGCGTCACGACACAGGTCCTTCCATACTTTTACGTGCGACTCGGTCACGCGGGGATGTCGCTGGGACGATCCATCTACGCCGCGATAGATGAGAGATGTCCGGGTGGACTCGTGAGTTGTTCCGTCGTGCGAGCGAAAGACATCTGGGGATTCACGAATAACGAAGAGATCAACTTCTTGCGCCTGGACTTCGCGAACCTCGCGTCGCGTCGGCGCGCCAATTACATCCTGAAGAAACCCATACATCTCACGGGTGGGTCGCGGAAACTTCGCGTGTACGAGTCAAATCTCGACCCAGTACTTCGCTTGATGCACGAGACGGGGATTCAATCCACGGGGTGGCTCGACGCGAGCGTGGCCTGTGGTAAGAATAACATCGCACACGTCGACGTCGATCTTTTCTGTCGCGATTGGAAGGCGCTCAAGCCCGTCGCCCGCGACGATATCGCGCCCTTCGTCGTGTGTAGTTTCGACATCGAAACCAACTCATCGACGGGTAAGTTCCCTAACCCGGATTTGTACATGGACGCGTGCTTTCAAATCGGAGCCTCTCTGTGTCGCTTCGGTGAAGACGCACCGTACGACAAAGTGTGCTTCTGTTACAAACAAACCGATCCAGACATAGGCGACGGTACGCGCATCCTGAGTTACGACACGGAGAAGGAGATGTTGCTCGCGTTCACTGCGTACGTTCGAGAGATGTCGTGCGACGTGCTCACGGGCTGGAACATCTTTGGATTCGATTTACAATACATATACAAACGTGCGGTGCTGAACACGTGCGTGCACGACGTCATGATGTTCGGGCGGTTCAAGAATCGTACATGTGAGATGATTGAAAAACGCCTCAGTTCATCGGCGCTGGGTGACAACACACTCAAACTGATCCCCATGCCCGGACGGTTTGTCTTCGATCTCTTTGGGGAAGTCAAGAAGGGCTATAAACTCGACAGCTACAAGCTCGATAACGTGTCCAAGCTCTATTTGGGCGATCAGAAGATCGACATGCCACCGAAGGAGATGTTTGCTCGCTTCAAGGAGGGCGACCCCATCAAATTGAGGCAAGTTGCAGAGTACTGCGTCAAGGATACGCTGCTTCCACACAGGCTCCTGAAGAAGCTGTGCACACTCGTTTCCCTTCTCGAGATGGCGAAGGCGACGTGGGTTCCACTGAGCTTTCTCGTCGAGCGCGGACAACAGATCAAAGTGTTCTCACAACTCACGAAGAAAGCGCTCGAGTCTGGTTTCAAAGTCCCGGCTCTCGAGTATGGGAGCACACCGGAACAGGGATACGAAGGCGCGACCGTGCTCGACGCACAGAAGGGGGCGTACTATACGCCCATAACCGCCCTTGATTTCGCGAGTCTTTACCCGTCGATCATGATGGCACACAACCTGTGCTACAGTACGCTCGTGATGGACCACACGTTTGCTAACATCCCCGGCGTTGAGTACGAGACCTTCGGACAACACAAATTCGCTCAGAACGTGCCGAGTGTTCTCCCCGAGATCTTAAACGACCTCAAGGCGTTTCGCAAACAGGCCAAGAAGGATATGGCGAACGCGACGTCACCCGCCATGAAGGAAGTGTACAATGGGAAACAGTTGGCATACAAGATATCGATGAACAGCATGTATGGGTTCACCGGCGCGAGCAAGGGCATTCTCCCGCTCATGGAAATCGCGTCCACGACCACGCGCAAGGGTCGCGCCATGATTGAAGACACGAAAAACTACGTCGAGGCGAACTTCCCGGGTGCGAAGGTCAGGTACGGCGACACGGACTCCGTAATGGTGGAGTTCGATGTACAGGGCCGGACCGGTCAAGACGCGATCGATTACAGCTGGGAGTTAGGCGAACGCGCGGCGAAAGAGTGCACGGCGCTCTTCAAAAAACCGAACGATCTGGAGTTGGAGAAGGTCTACTGCCCGTACTTTCTCTATTCGAAGAAGCGCTACGCGGCCAAGCTCTGGGAGATGGGCAAGGCCGGCAAAGTTGAGTTCAAGTACATCGACGTCAAGGGACTCTCGCTCGTTCGGCGGGACAACACCCCACACGTCCGAGGTGTGCTCAAGCAACTCCTTGATGTCATCCTCGAATCGAGCGAGACCGACACACCGATCAAGCTGGCGCGTCAGAGGGCGATTGAACTTCTCACCGGCGAGGTGCCGAACAAAGATCTCATCCTGAGCGCGCAGCTCGGTGACAACTACAAGAACCCTAATCTCGCACACGTCAGGTGTCGCGACCGCATGCGCGAACGGAAACCCGGATCCGAGCCCCAGAGCGGCGATCGCGTGCCGTATTTGCTCATCAACACCGGTGACCCCAAAGCGAAAGCGTACGAGAAGAGCGAGGATCCGGTGTATGTCGAGGAGGAGAAGTTACCGATCGACTACCACTATTACTTCATAAACAAGTTCCTTCGACCGGTGTGTGACCTCGTCGAGCCATTGGTCGACGACCCCAAAAACGAGATCTTTGGGGAGATCATCGAATCTCACAAGCCACAAAAGAAGAACAAAAAGAAGAAAGACGCTGACCCGCCCCCTGGACAGACCACACTCGATTCATGGTTTAAAGACTACGCGAACATATCTTGTAAGAAGGAATGAGATGTCTAACGTTGACACGACGATCGACTCCGTGCGCGAGCTCATTCTTAATCACACGGCGGCCGAGGTCGATCGCGCCGTGCACGAGTACATACGCATCCTCCATGGTCAGACCGGCCTCAACATGAACTTTCTCACGTCGCTCGTCCGGCGGATCCCCGGCGCGTCCGTCAGAACGACGTGTCTCGGCATCAATAAGAAGACCGGAAAAAAGTGTACGAACGTCGCGTGTGGCGACACAGGGTACTGCGAGCGTCACATATCACAGCATCCGAACTTTTCGGCCCTGAGCGGTGGAGGTGGTGAGATGATGGTATGCGAGCCCGTCGTCAAGAAACAAAAGATTGCCCCAACCCAACAAGACTTCGAAGATGAAGAAGAGGCATTTAAAGAATTAGACAACTACCATCTCAGAGGGATTCCAGAGTAATCATTATGAGCAGGAGCGATATCTTGCGACGGAGCATCGACGATTTCTATAGCGAGCCCATAAACAGGGACACGCTCATCGATATTCTCGAAAGAAAAGACAGCGGGATTTCTCTTCGGCAAATCGAGTGGTTCATTACAAGCTATTCTCGAAAAAATCAGACATCGTACGTGTCGTCCGACAACAAAATATTTGCCGTGCACTCGAGCTACAAATCAAGTCTCGACGGATACTCCAAGAAATTGTTTGATCCGTTTTGCAGAACGGCAAAGATCGATTTCACGATCCCGGGCACCGATCGCATCGTCAAGACGACGCTCGCGCAACTGAACTTTCTCAAGTGGTGTCAACAGAAAGGCGTGATCGACTACATGCGTCGACACAAGGACTCGCTCAAGCGCTAGGCCACCTGCATTTTACCTCCTTGAAACTCAAACACTTGGTAGCCAGTGTAAAACATATGCATTGTGTAACTATTTTGTACCGCGTCTTCCAATGTGATTTCAATGTTCGTTCGATCGCTCTTCAGCTGAGAAAAATCGAGGTTCCCACTCGGGTCCACGGTTGCTGGGCTCATCGAGAATGAGTACGTGTATAAGTTTCGGATGGGACGCGAGAGTCTTCGCTGGTAGGGGACGAGGTACTTGTAGAACGCGTGCGTGGACGACGTGATGTCTGGGAGGGGATTTCCATTGATGTGGAACCGCGCGCCCTTAAGCACTGGGTTGAAAAAGGTGTTCAATTCGTCGAAATCAGTGTCGCGGCTCCAGTTGAATCGGTTGTGCACGTAGAGTTGGCCTTCTTCTGTTTCACCGTCCGCGCCGACGACGGTGGGATCCTCAAATCGCGTGTCGCGAAAGAACCAGTGAAACGCTTTGACGGGTATCGACGGCACGAGCTGTTGTTTGAGCGTTTTCGGCGACCCCGTGTCGATGTCCAACTCCGGGTGCCGGCGCACGATGTCCGTGACCAACAGCTGTCGCTGCCCGGAGAGGAACAATCGCTCATCCGGGTGCACCGTGATCTCTTCCGTGACTATATCGAAGCTCGACAGAGACAGAGTCGTCGCCGTGTTGGCGAAGAACGTCTGTGGGTGGAGTTCAAAGTCAAACTCCAGTTTCTGCCGGTGCATCGCACACAGAGGTAGGTACGGGCGATTGGGTCGATTCGAGCTGTACTCATCGGTCGCGTACTTGCGCGAAAAGAAGAAGTTCAACGGAATGACGACCTCGCTTTCATAGCGCGCGTCCTCCTGGTTCGTTTGACTGGCGTCGAACGCGAGCGAGCGATTCACTAAGAAGCGGTTGGCGACCTTTTCGCTCGTCTCCAGATATAACTCATCGAAGATCACGCCCCAATCGCCGTGAAACACCTCGACCTCCGTCTCGTCGACGCGCATGGTGACGCTCTTGAATATATGACGCCCCACCTGATCGGCGTAGTTCTCGCCGTTACCGAGCGCTGGCAGGGTCAACGAGACCCACATGTTCGCGAGCATATCACCCATCGAGCGCGGGTCGTACTGAACCTTGATGGATCTTTCTCCAAACGGCCACGTGGCTGGATTCCCTGGGCTCTTTACGTTTTTACTCCGGTGGTACTTTCGGAATTCGCTGTGGCGCTCACGATCCTTCACAAACACGGAGTCCGACGCGTCGGACGTCAGGATGTGCGTTTCCTGAGCGCCTATGGCGTTGAGTGATATGATCGCGGCTTCGCTCATCTATCATTCGCATCGATTATTATTTTTACAAAAAAGCGAGCATTCCCTTCTATTATGGCAACCAGGTAAAACCGTGTGATACTATCACGGCGATTTTTAGAAAAACGTCCACCAAATGTCTCCCATCCAATCCCTCTCTCTGCAGTTGTAGTGGTCGTGCGAAATACATCAAAAATACCATGCTGATGACTTGTACACAAAAATCGGCCTGCGTCCACGCATCTAACATAGTTGGGGTGAACGCCACGCTCACGGTCATGACGAAGTCTGCGAACATAGACTCCAACAGATGCATTAAAGCACACGTCTCAACCAATGCAGAATCTTGCCCGCGTCGCCCCATGATGTGGAACATGGGATCATCGACTATAAAGAACCTCATACAGTACCAGCAGTTATCGACGACGAATTTGACAACCAAGTTGAAGCTGGGCATGTTGTCGTAATCCCGGAACCATGTGATGAGCATTGCACAAGCCACAATGCCCAGTGAAAACACCTGTGCATGGCGCGCTCGACGTTGATTCAGGAGGGCTACTCGTGGACGACCAGCGGTTTCATCTTGATTGATGTACAACATGGATTGAGCTCGGCAGATGCCCATGTGGAAGAATTGGTGCGTACAGACAAAATCGCGAAGCCTTTCCATCGCCACTTTATCATGGCCGCAACGGACAACACACCAACCTGAACGAACCACGTGTCCAATTACGGAATTGGTGTAAAATAGAGAGAGGACTTTAGACCACTTTGTGTTTTGCCCCACATTCGGTCCATAGAAATCCGTGTTATCGGCCTTCATTCTGTGCATCCACTGTAACAGTGGGTTTCGGTTTCGTATCGTGCCGGCATCCAACCCGTTCAGCCAATTCTGTACGGGCACAGTGTAGAGAATCTTGATGAGATCATACGTGATGGACGCATACACCACCAACTGGTACCCAAGGTGAGTCGGCCACAATCTGTGATACAAATAAGGTAAAACGAATGCAAACGACACACCGATGAAGTACACGGAAAATTCTACTGTAAAATTCACATCGTCGGTGGGTGCATCATCTTCCTCCGGGGGGCCTCCGGTTGGAGGAGGATGACCAGTCGCTATGAACTCACCGCCGCGCATGTGTGACGTGATCCCGGTGATCCCGGAAGGCTCTTCTTTATGGGGTGATTGCGCTGAGCTATCATTACTGTCTACCCACGTCGCGTCGGCGAGGCGGGTGAGGCGGAGGCGCGTCGTTACTACCATCCCTCGCGTTGCGTCGCGAAGTGACCTAGGTCATCGTGAAATAATATAGATATCTCCTAAAAATGTATGTGAAATATCACGCCTTTATATTACGATTCCTATTCGCTTATTTTGAGTAATTAACACCCGACAATGTGTCGACACCCCGGAGATGGATGGTGCGTGCCCATCGCAGCGCCGCCAAGCGCCACTTCGCGACACCACGCGCCGAGCGACGCCGATGCAACACAACGCGACGCGTTGCAATAATATGATGACTCGAGGCGAAGAAGAAGCTAGACGCGATTCCGCGGATAGCATGGAACGCGCGACGTTCGCGGTCGTGACAAAGGTCGATGACGGGAAGTGTGAAGCTAAAGTTGACACAGACACAAACCTCACATGGGCGACACGCGCCGCCTTTGCAAACTGGGTCGTGGAGACGATCTTAACGATCGTCAGCGCGGAAATTACATACAACTACGAGTATCAAATCATTTGGCCAGTCACGTGCATGATTGCGTCACTTTTATTCTGTGTAGTCGCGTACGCGGCTCCGCGCTTCAACACCTACGTTCGCTTAGGTCACGTCTTTGTCATTGTGGGCGCCATCATCGGGGCTTCCACATCGAGATATGCTCTCATGAGCTCTGATGTGTACGTGTGTCTCCGCAAAACGAACAACCAGTATCCCACGTTCGTCGACGTCGACATGACAAATGGCCACGTGTCTCTCATCGCTGGCAAACCGAGTTGCCATCGAACCAAGATTCTCTATGCCTTCGAGCTTCTCGCCTTCGCTTCAAGGCTCGTTTCCTATGCACTCACGGCGAGAACGATTTAAACCCATATTTTTTTGTAATTACAACCTTAAATCTTCCAACCACATGTCGCGTTCATTTTTACCAATGATAGCGTCCAATTCCCCTTTACACGCGTCTACCTCCCGCATGAGATTCTGAATCGCCTCTTCCGTGTACTGGTGGGTCTTGATATCAAGTAAATATGAGAACCCCCCGTTTATCACCGCGAAAGATTTAGCCATGTCAGATTCAAGATCGGCGCGACGGCGCCTGAAGACGACCAAGCTCCCCGAGACGACGTCGGCGATGAAACGCGCCTTGTTGTCGTTGAGATCGACCTTCGCGCGCAGTTCGGCCACTATGTGAGCCTTTCGGCGCTGGTAACACTCCATGCGTATCCCGACGAAATCGCGAATGATTTCGAGCGGTGACGAGTACTTCTTGATGCCCTGCACGGGGTGGAAGAGATGCATGTTGGACAAACGAAACGTTTTCCGAAGCTTCAGGTCGGCCACGGGGTCTTTCCCGTGGTATCCGGTGATTTTGAACCGGACACGCTCTGTCGTCGAGTTGTTCTCATACCCAGAAATTTTCTTCGACTCGACGAGTCCGTCGAGAAACTCTTTGTGATCCTGCGTCCATCGACCGGGTGGTAACTCGGTGATGACCCCGTTCGCGAAGACCCCTTCGGCCACCCATGCGCCGTCGTCCGTCGCGTAGACGCGACCCTCAAACCCATTGAAATACGGAGCCATCGGTACCATTTCTTCGCCGCGCACGCACCGCGCGACGTTCGCGCGCACGTCTTCGGGCTTGTACGGAGGCACAAACGTGCTGAAACCTGTACCGATGCCCTCGGTCCCGTTGATCAGCACCATCGGCAGCACCGGAACGAAGAAATCGGGCTCGATTGGCGTGCCGTCATCCTCGAGGTATCTGAGCACGGGGTCGTCGCGCGCATCGAAGATCTTCCGAGCGATCGGGTCCAACTTTGTGAAGATGTACCTCGTCGCGGACGCGTCTTTACCGCCCATCAACCGGGTTCCAAACTGTCCGCACGGCACGAGCAATGCCACATTGTTCGAACCAACGTAGTTGTTCGCCAAACGAACGATCGTGTCCGCGAGCGATACCTCACCGTGGTGATAGCACGTCTTTTCAGACACGTACGCCGCGAGCTGTGCGACCTTCATCTCACCGGTGAGATTTCTTTGAAAGCACGCATGCATGACCTTGCGTTGGGACGGCTTGAACCCGTCGACGACGGACGCGATCGATCGACGTATGTCGGCGAGTGAGAAATTGACCAAGTCTTTGTGAACGAAATCGGATACGCTGAGCGATTGAATCTCCCCGTACGGTACCTCGAGCCCCTGTGCGCCGGTGCTCTCCAGCAACCATCGCTTTCGGTCATCGGCCTTCGTTTTGTCGAACGCGAGCACGATCGCTTCGTCTGCGCGTTCGTCGACGTCGAAACGGACGGTTAACTTATCGATAGCCTTGAAGTACTCGCGCGCCTCGGCGCTCGTCGACGTTCCCAGACCTTTGTAATACTTGATTCGCCAACCGGTTTGGTTTTGGTTTTGGTACCATGATTTGAACGCGGCGTCTGTGTAAAAGTCAACGCTCTTGCCCGCGCGCGACGCCTTGATGACGGGCGTGACGAGCGACACGATAAATCCGATGTCGAGTAAAGACGGCCAAAACGCGTGGATCATGTTCAGAATCAGTCCTTTGATGTGACTTCCATCCGCGTCAGCATCAGTCATGATCATCAGCCGAGCGTATCGAAGATCGTTGGCGCTCGTATACACCTTGCCCTGTTGCAAGCCCAAGATCTTCTTCAAGTCAGCGAACTCTTTGTTTGCCGTCAGAGCCGAGACGGGCGCGTCGCGCACGTTCTTGCATTTCCCGCGCAATGGGAAGACACCATAGTGATCTCGACCGACCACAGAGAGGCCGGCAACAGCCAGTGTCTTGGCCGAGTCCCCCTCTGTCAAAATCAAAGTGCATTTCCCGCTCTGTTGCGTTCCCGCCTTGTTCGCGTCATCGAGCTTCGGAATTCCCGTGATCTTGCTCTTGCGCACGTTGGACGCGTCCGATTTCGCGAGCATTTTCATCTCTTTGAACTTTGAAAGTAACATCAACTCTTCCTGGATTCCCGTCTTCAGAACGTTTTTGTAGTATGCCTTGGACGGCGGTTGAAATTTCGAGCCGAATTCCGTGACTTTGGACGTACACTCACTCTTGACCTGTGACGAGAAGGTCGGGTTCTCGAGCGTTGCCCTCACGAAGATCCAAAACGCATTCTTGACTTGCTGAGGCTTGAGTTGGATCTTCTTTGAAAGTTCGGCGATGACACCGGCGGAGACCACCGACGCCACGTGATCGACGTGCGTCCCACCCTTCGTGGTCGAGATACCGTTCACGAACGAGACCTGTTCGAACGAGGAATCGGGCGAAGGACCGATCGACACCGTCCATCGATCCGTCACGACCGTCAACATCTTTTCCAAACCCGTGTGCATCTTTGCAAACTTTTCAAACGTGAGCGCGGGGATCGGCTCGCCACACCATTTGATTCTGCACTGCGGCGACGTACACACGGCGGCGTCCCACGCGCGTTTCCGAAACACGTCCACGATCGCGGTGTCCATTCCTTCCATGTGAAACCGTTTCCAGTCTGGTGTGAACGTGACAGAGACCGATGCAGTCGCAGACGCGTAAGCCTTCACCTTCGGCTCGCCCCGCACTGACATGTTCTTCATCCATTTCTGTGTGTAGAGCACCTTATTCACGGGATCTTTGACCCTGATAGCAAAATCTTGTGAGTAGATGTTCGCCAACTTCGCACCGTACCCGTTCCGACCGCCAACTATTCTTTTTTGAGAATCATCGTAATTCGTCGATGTCAGAAGATGACCAAAAACGAGCTCGGGGTTGTACGCATTCTCTTTGCCGTTCTCGACGACCGCGACACCACCCAACGGCCCGTTGTTCTCGATCGTGATCGCGCCCGTGGTCGTGTCGACGTCGACCTTGATCGACGTGACCTCTTTCGGGAACAGGGAGTTGCGGTCGATGGCGTTGACGAGAACTTCATCGAAGATTTTTAAGAGCGCTGGCGAGTATCTCACGATGTGCTTCTCGAACTTCGACGCGTCCGCGCTCAATAACCAGTACTCTTCGGCGACGAGCGACGTCGAACCGACGTACGAGTCGGGCCTTTTGAGCACGTGCTCGACGTGCGATAACTTCTCGACGGTCTCGTTCATCGCGAGCGTCAAGCAATGGGGGCCCCGCGGTACTCGCGCGAGATGTTTCTCTTCAAAAATTCGAAAAAAGATTCGAGTTCACTGATCGACACACTGTTCGATCGGGCGGTCGCATTTTTTTAGCACCTATCTGAACATCACGTAATATGGCCGGATTCACGTGTAATCGGGTGTCGTTTTCGAAGCACGCGCGACACACGCGCCGACATTTCAGACCCATGACGCGTACATAGCCTATGTTGTCCGCGAAGTATACTGGTCGCAAACGCCAATATTTTTTGTATAGATAGTGTTCATAACTGTCTTTACACGTGATCGTGATGTCCAGTGGCGCATGACAAAATTTGCAGGTACCCGCCCAGGAGATCTTCATCTCTCTGTACTACACGACATGCGTGAGATGTCTTTAAATACTTTCTTTGCGGGAGATATAATGATTCGAACGGTGACGTGCGCGGCCAAACCACCACCAAAGACGTATCACGAAATCAAATCAACGCTCAAGCGCGACACGCTCGCGTGTGGAATCGGTCTGAGCGCGTTTCACTCGACACTGAACGGCGTTGCCGGTGGGGCATCATCCATCGTGGGAACCGCGGCGAGCGTCGCGTATGTCGATATGCTCGGACGATACGTCGACCGAATCGAGGATAGACCATCTCAGAAACAACTATTGGCTCCAATGAGCGCGGCTGTTTTCGAGGTGGCGTGCAATAACACGGAATTGCTCCAGTTCGATTTCAATTACACAGAAACTTTGATATGTTTTTTGAGCTATAAGATCGCGTTGTTCCTCATGGCGTACCGCTCACTGAACGAGAACGAGGACGATTAGGCGTCAGCATTCTTCGCGGCGGCCTTCTTCGTGGTCGTAGCCTTCTTCGGTGGACACTTACATTCGCCGGCATCACCCTTCGGTCCGGCAGGGCCGGCAGGACCGGGCGGACCCCGCGGGCCAACTCCGCCACTGCCGCCACCGCCTCCGCTCAACGTGCCCCCGAGCTCATCGGCCATGCCCATGATGATCGACATGAGTCTGTCCTTGTCGATGCGGTTCGACGCTTGCTCCTCCTTGATGAGTTCGATGATTCGTTCAATAGCCATCTTGTCTTGTTTTACAGTTAAAGGAGAAAATATATTTTTGAAAAAGCGGTGATGATCTTTATCGGCCCGACGCTCGCGTCTGGAATCGGGCAACATTGTCATAAATACCTCCCCCTGTTCCCTGATGCGAAGTACTATCAGTTCGGTCAGGACATACCGGAGGCGGACCATGCATTCATCTTTGTCATCCCCGTCCCATCGACGCTGGCACACATCCCCGGCATCAAGGCTAAGGCGAAAAAGGTCACGTGCATGACCGTGTGCGAGACCGACCCCGTGCACGAGGATTACGGCCTGATATGCGAACACTTTGATCGTATCGCTGTTCCGAGCGAATTCTGTCGCGACGTGCTCTCGCGCCAGTTTCCAGAGACGGAGTTCTATGTCATCCACGCACACATCCCCGAGCGCCCCTATACGTTCTATCACATCGGTAACATCGCCGACGACCGCAAGCAATTCAACTCGATCCTCGAGGCATTCGTGCGCCTGAACAAACCAGACGCTCGCCTCCTGGTCAAAGCGACGTGTAATCGACCCGTGGAGATCAAACTTCCAAACGTCGAGGTGATCAATGGCCTAGTCAGTGATCGCGACATGGACATCATCCACGGCCTGGGCGATTGTTATGTTGCATTTTCAAAGTCCGAGGGTGTCGGTATGGGTGCCGTCGAGGCCGCCGTGCGCGACAAACCCGTTATCACGACGGCGTTCGGCGGGTCGAGTGAGTATATACACACTCCGTACATGATCGAGTGTGAACGTCAAGAGTTGGTGAAGGATGACTTTCTATTCAAGGCCGGCACCACGTGGGGCAAACCGAATTTTGACCAACTCTTGGCGTTCATGAAAGACGCCTACGACAAGCGACTACAATATATGGACCACGCGCACACGAAGCGTCTCGTGGGACGATCGAACGCTTTACGCGAATTCCTCGTTGATGTAAAAGGTCGCGATGACGATGATCCCTACCAAAATCGCCCCTGATGAGACGTTGTCCCCCTGTGAGATGATGTTCATGACGAGATCGTCGACCAGATCGACGCCAACTGGCTTTTTGATGACACGCGGGATCGCGGATACGATGGCGATGTAGAGAGCCATCGAGATGATGACCGGTCTCAAGCTTTCAGCGTCTAAGAACATGTTTACTTGTTATAACTACAACAATTTAATCGTCCGCTTCGCCTTCATGTACGCGAGCCTCAGAGCACACGTCCTATACCGCCACATCGCATTCGCGTACCGAAATATTTTTGTTCGGAGCGCGTCTTCGTCGAGCCCGTCGCGCGCGTAAAACGCATACGCTTCGCGGAGATATTCCATCCACATCTCATCTTGTTCAATCTTTGTAACGAACCCCATGTCTACTTCTTCTTACTCTGTGTGCTAACCTCCCTTTTAAACCAAAAATCAGCTGGATCTCGACCCAAACGCATGATCGAGTCTTCGATTTCGTCTAACTCGTACCACGTCGCGGCTGGTCCGTGCGTGAATCGGCTCGGCGAGAAGCTCGCGGTACCTAAGCTCGAGGCGCGCGTTCCGGATGATCGGCTCCACGGGGGTGAAGATCGGTCGCGAGTAAACGTCCTCGTAGACGCGCCGCCGTATCGCATCGCGCCGCGCCTGACGGACGCACACGGCGATCTCGGCGACCGACAACATCATCCAGCCTGGAACCCCCACTGAAAAAAAATCTCAACTTTTCACAAGATGCGCGTTGAGCTGACGTCGAGCCCGAAACACGACAAGAAATTCCGCGTCACGTTCGGCGATGGTGAACGCGTCGATTTCGGTGCGACGGGCTACTCGAATTACACCAAACACGGGGATGCCACTCGAATGCGATCGTATGTGAGGCGTCACGGGGGTGAGATACCGTCCAAACTCGAAAAAACGATGGATGCCAGACGGATTCAGACCGAAATGCTCAGCGGTTGATTCGAGCTCGACCGAAGACTGGTCGCGATCGGGTATTCGCACTGCGGGGTTCTGGAGTCGGTGGCTCTTGTGGTCAAAACCGACTCTCGAACAAGCTAAACGGTACATCACGCGCCGGTTCGGGATTCGGTTCAAGCTCAACGATAATGACCTGCGAGCAACGATAGCTCGACTGCGGCGCACACACGGTCGAGTCTACGCCCCGTTGAAATACTTTAGAGGTCTCGCGACCGCGCGCGACGCGGAGACGAGGTACAAGAAGATGCATCAAATCCAATTACAAACCATTCGAGACTAACGCCAGCGTAAAGACGAGGCGAAAATCGAGTTATACCAGTCGATTCAAGAAGAAATTTCCCGGTGTAGGCGGTGATCTCGGCGATATCGCGCGCGCGACGGGAATACCTCGCTCCACTCTCCAGACTGTTTACGATAGAGGCCTCGCTGCGTGGCGAACGGGACACAGGCCCGGGGCGAGTCCACAGGCGTGGGCGTACGCACGGGTATACTCGTACGTTTTGCGCGGGAAAACGTATCGCACAGCTAACGCGAATCTTCATCGAAAAACAAATAGATGATTTCGAGCAAATCGTCGTTTTTGTCGTTCCGCGCGCGATCGATGTGCGTGTCGATACATGTTTTTAGAGTGTCGAGTCGTCGTTCTATTTCGCCGGGGCGTCTGACATTTTTTGAATCAAAAAATCCTTTGATGCGTTTTCCGTTTGCGTCGACGTACGAATCGGGATTGAACCGTATATAGATCCATTTACCGCCGTGCCCCGCCATGAATAGGTCGTCGTAGCGTATAGTTTCGTCCTCAGAGTCGCGACTTTTGTGTTGGCCCTCATCGACCTCGACCGCGATCATCGTGTTTCCCACGAGGCACCTAAAATCAATGCTTCGTCGGTGCGCACAATCACACCCGAAGTGCATGGTAGTGTTGTGTATGAACACATCTCCGTACCACGCAACGAGCGCGTCGCGCACGGTCAGTTCACGCGTTTTCGCGCGTATGTTTGCCGTGCGTGGATCGATCGGGAACACACGTCTGAAACAATCTGTGCAATACCCATCGTAACCCGGAGACGTGCGGGTGCCGCAATGCTCTGAGCGACACCGCGGGTGCGAGACATCGACGTACCCAAGAGGCGTCCCGTGTTGACAACAGTGTGTCGCTTTGCCAGTCTCGGGATCGCCGAAAACCGGGTGTTTGTTACACCCATCGATCGCGCACCGTTTGTTCTTGACGTCGACGAGACCGAGTGGTTTACCATGGACAGCGCAGTGCGTCGCCATGCCCATCTCAGGGTCACCGAAATACGGCTGTTTGTTACACCCGTCGATCGCACACCGTTTGTGTACGACGTCGACGAGACCAAGTGGTTTGCCGTGGGCAGCACAGTGCGTCGGTTTGCCCGTCTCAGGGTCGCCGAATTTCGGCTGTTTGTTACACCCATCGATCGCGCACCGTTTGTCGTAGACGTCGACGTACCCGAGTGGTTTACCGTGGGCCGCGCAATGCGTCCGTTTTCCCGTTTTGGGATCGCCGAAGTTCGCATGTGTATCACACCCGTCGACGCTACAATAGTTGGCATACACCTTTTACCCAGGTACATTCATTCCTTTAACTGGTAAATTGAGAAATCTTTTTTCGAAGTTGACATCAAAGATGAACAAGATCGCGATCGACCTCGATGAAGTGCTCGTCCCATTCCTCAGGCCGCTGGCTCAGTATCACGGTCGCGAGCTCCCGAAAAGGAAATACCCGTACATATTCCGCGAAGTTTTCGAGTGCTCCGAAGAGGAATCGCAGGACATGATCAAGGCTTTCTATCAGAGTCCGGAGTTTCTCTTCCTCAAGCCCATCGACTCTGCACAACCCGCGATGCAAAATTTTCGCCGGCAATTGGACAAAATGTACATCGTCACCGGCAGGCAAGACATCGCGCGCGAACAGACGGAGCGGTGGGTCGAGATGTACTTTCCGGACGTCTTCGACGACGTCATACTGACGAACTCGTTCACACCGAACGAAATCCCAAAAGTTGATATCTGTCGCGCGCTCTCGATCGGGTGTATCATCGATGATAGCTACGACACGTGCTTCCAATGCCAGGAAGCCGGTATTTTGGCGGCAAATTTCGTCGGTGCAGACACGTACGAGTGGTGCGAAGAAACTGATATCGCCATGCACGGGTGGCGCGACCGTGAATTTAGCCATCATTTATTTTAATCGTTGATATCAGATCAGAGATGTTCATAACAATTATCCTCATCGTCATCGTTGCGTGCGTCATCGCCGGTAACGGTAAACAGAAACAAAAGAGTTTCATCGACAAAATGATCCGTCAGAGCGCTCGGTACGCGACGGCCGCGCAACAGGACGAGTCACCGCTCATCGCCGTGCTCCACGCGAACTATTCGGCCGCGTATTTTTACGCCTTGACCGACATCGCGAGTTATAACGAGATCCACAATGCCACCGGCATCGATGTCAAGAAGTTCCGGGAACATTTGATCCGCGTTCAGGACGAGACGACCAGAAAAATCACAGAAGCGTGTCCTCAATTTCGCGGTCAGATCGATCTCTTCCTCGCGACCATCGGCGGTGAGGCATAAAATAATCTCTATCCACAGTAACGATGGTCAGGGTCGGCGACGTTTTCTTTGAGTATGCCAATGTGGTCAAAAACTTCAAAGGACACGTCCTGTTGATCAAACAGGCTCGCGACGCGACCGTTCAACACATTCGCGCGCGTCAGCGCGCCGAAAAAGCCGCCGCGAAGAAACGAAAGGCTCGCCCGACGGGCATGGACTGGGAGCCTACGCCCGAGGACATGAGTGCGAAGAAGCGGACGAAGGAAGCCGCCGACAGGAAGAAACGCGCGAACGAAAACAGACGTCGCCGAGCCGAGCGAGCGCGCTTTAACTCGAAAGAGCCGCGCGTCGTTCTCGGCGTTTCCGCGAACGCCACCAAATCAAACATTAAAAAAGCGTATCATAAATTAGCACTCAAACAGCATCCCAATAAGGGCGGGAATTCAAACATCTTCCGAAAAATCAAAGATGCGTACGACAAGCTTCAGTAGACGACGCCGCGCGCACCATGATCCGCCAAATCGCAAAGGGCATGCTTACGACCCTGTCGATCGATCCCAACGACAGCGTCATAGTCATTCACCGCGGTGAGAAACGGCGCTCGACCGCGAAGCGACGCCATCTTCGAAGACAGGCAAAGATTCACGAGCGTTCGCGGTATCTCAAGAACGATGTTGGCGATCCCCTCGCGGGAGACGACGGCGACGAACCCGCGAATTCACCGTCAGAGAACAAGTATACGAACGAGGTCCTCTCGATGGCGGCACCCATAGCCAATTGGTGGGGCGACATCACGGGAGGCATCTTTCTCGGTGACCACGCGCATCTTTACGATATGTGGAAAGTCAGGCGAATCTGCGTTCCATGATGTAATGAAATTTCACGCCCCGTCTGCGAACGAACACGTGCACCGTCGCTACTCGAGTCCCCGTCATTATTCGACGCGCACGACACAATGTCTGAAATGACCATGCCACCGTCGCTCGGGCCCATGGCCACCCAGGTTTCATTCGATGCATCAGGATGTTCGAAGTGTAGGTTCAGATCGAATGGGTGCCAAGCGTGTAATCCTGGATTCGTGCCGATTGGTCGAGGCCGCGGTAAAGGTGGGAAGGGGCTCGGTAAAGGTGAGTGCAAACGTCACCGCAAAGTTCTGCACACCAACATTCAAGGCATCACTAAACCAGCCATTCGAAGATTGGCTCGCCGGGGTGGTGTGAAACGCATCTCGGGACTCATGTACGAAGAGACTCGAGGTGTGCTTAACGTTTTTCTGGAGAATGTGATTCGGGATACTATCGTGTATACGGAACACGCGCGAAGGAAGACCGTGTCCGTCAACGACGTTCTCTATGCTCTCAAACGGCGGGGTTCAACCCTGTATTGCTGATTTCAGGGCGCACCGCGTTACGAAAAAATGATATGACGAACGCCGTGAATTCTATGTAATAAGACACCATGTACTAACACACTATATTTCATTAATACATAGGCACCACCGCCTGTGCCGCGCGCGCGTTCGCCCGACCGATCCACGTCGCGTAAAGAGCGAAGATACCAGCGATCACCGCGACGAGCGCGCTGAACGGAAGTTTTTTCTTCTCCGCATCTTCCCGTTCAGGCAATTTGGCCACGTTCAAATTCAACTGGTCAATCTTTGCCAGTAGAGCGGTCATCGCGTCTAAAATTCGTTGATCCTTGTTCACGGGCTTTTCTTTGGCGTCGATCGTGGTAACCTCTAGGGTTATCGTCCATTCGCGAGAATTCGGTATCACGTGGTACCCGTCGTCGCCCCCGAGCTCGAAGAACGAGAAATCAAGCTTCTTGATGGAGATAGGGTTAAAATAGTTCGTTTTACGAGTCATGAGTTTCGCCTGCTTATCGAACGTCACGTCGTCGTTCGTGGCGGTCGCGCGCTCGAGCGGACACCTCGCCAGGACGTGGCCCCGGGTGGTCAGTAGTTGGGCACACGTGGGCACCTGGGGGCAGACAATGTCGACGAATCTCGCCACACCACTGTCGCGGGTCCCATCTCCACCGAACTGCATGAAATAAGCATCGACGACCTTCAAGCCGATGACTTCGGACATCCCCTCGACGTGTATATTAGACTTCATATCGATATCGAGGGTCACTGGATTGTGTCGCGACTGTACCGCTTCATTACCGGTGTATGTTTTTAGATCGACCGAATCGATGGTAATGTATTGAACTCTGTGTGGGACGTCGTTCAAATCGATGATGCCCATCTTTAATCTAACCTTAGAAATAAGTCGACACAACTCGACGCGACGATGTCGTGCTGGCTCAGGACGTTCTCGTGGCTCGTTCGCGCACGCGCCACTCCCACGATCGACGACGCCAAAGCGCGTGCAGTTGCAGACGCCGTATTCGAGCAAACCTTCGTGTACCTGATGAATAGTCTCAAAAAATAAAACCGCGCGCGCTTGTAAGAAAGATGAACAGTATCATAGACTACGCGCTTTCGTTCCTCTCACCCGGAGATGGGTACAACAACGACGACGGTGTGCCCTTCGATCATTCAGTGCCCGTGGCGTCGAGCCCGCTCAATAAGATCGTCGAGGCTCGGAACGAGGTCGGCGAAACGGTGTATCTGGAGATGCCGCGCGTCGACAACGTCAGTCACGGACGCGCGGCGGTGCAACCATGCCGCGTGCTATTAAATTGAAATTCGTTCAAAACCTTCGCGTAAAGCCTCGCAAACAGACCTCCCCGTCGCGTGCGCCGTGCCCAGACGAGCACGACGACGACGGGGGGGTCTCGACCAGAGATGCGTACGCTGAATATCTTAGAAACGAGATCCGATGTACTCCACCTGACCTCACGGCCGAAATAGAGCTACTGTGCAGTGAGTTGAGAGGGATCAGTCGGCGAACGTGACCTGACACCACCGTTTGTTTATGTTACCGACGGGGGAGTACTCGAAGCCGAGGTGGATGAGCGCGCCCGCGAGGACGAGCGCGCGTCCAGTGTTCTTGACCCCCATTGTAGACACAAATGTAAAGATCATATAGTTCAAAAGACCTATAAATACGGCTTCTAGAGCCACAGTGATTTTATCTCTATCCATCTTCTTTCTTCTTTTGCCTTCCCCGGAGATTATTTTTATCCACACCCCCACGCGCGAGATGAACACGACCGTGTCGCACGTCGACGCCCTCGCGGCTATGTCCCCACGCAGACGCGTGAAAGAGGCACAACAGCGCTTAGAGCGAGTCTCGAAGCTCATAGACGACGATACCGTTTTCGTTTCTGTGCGCGTATAACCAGTGCCAGTTCAAAGAAGCGGATGTCAGTAGGTCTCGAAAGCGCGCGCGCGGTGGCGTCGAAGAATACACGCTCCGTGATCTGATCAGAGACGAGGAGCGAATCACACCAGCGACAGTGTGGTCTCAGCTTCGGGCACGGGCCGATGCCGAGATCGAGATCGTGTACAGGGAAATCGCCAAAGTTGTTCGCGAGATGAACAATCTTTACCATCTGTGTGTTAGGACCACGGTCGACGATCTCGTTCGCTCGGAGGCTATCGTGAAAAGATGTATAGAAATCAATGTGCGCCCTGACGAAGTGCGTGATATCGAGGAGCTTCGAGCCAGAGGCGGCGTGTTACCCGAAGAGTCAGACGATACTTTCTTCAAAAAATACCTTGACGCTGATACAAAGAAAAATGTTCACACGTTCCGAGCCATGCAGAGACACCATTTACTTCTCATAGATGCTAGACTGAAACTCGAAGAAAGAATCGCGCTTTACTGATTTTTAATTTAAAAGGGAGATCAACATGTTGAAAAAAGATATGCGCGATTACGTCGCCTGGGACACGGAAACAACAGACAAGTTCCCGGACGACGCCCCCCTCGAAGAAGCACCGTATATAATCCAACTCGCGTGCGTCAAATACGTCAACGATGTCGAGATCGCTACGTTCGAGACCTTGATTCGTCTACCGACGGGGGTCCACTCGAGTGAGGGCGCCGTGGCCGTGCATGGGATCACCGATGCGTTGGTCATGCGCGACGGTATCTCGTTCGACGACGCGTGGCGCAAATTTCGGGACTTCGTCGGCGAGCACACGACGCTCGTCGCGCACAACAACGCGTTCGACGAGCGCGTGCTTCGGGCGAACTTGAAACGGTTCGGTCACGACGCATCTTTTGTAGACGAGCGAAAGTTGCTGTGTACATGGCTTCTTCGCCGCGAAAAGATGTTCAGGGACGGCAAATTGACTCAGATATACGAGGAATTTTTCAATAAACCCCTTGACGCCGCGCATGACGCCCTGAACGATTCCCGCGGCGTCGGTATGATCTATCCCATTCTCCGAGACTACAGGAGAGTTCTTCGGGACATCGGAGTTAAAGAAGTCGTCATCAACGCGAGCGACATAGAGGTCGCGTGCGCGCAATTCAAGGGACGTTCGTCCGCCGACCAACTCGTGCGCACGCTCTGGTTCAAGTATAAACCCGAAACGTGCCCGCACACGAGAGACGATGACATCCTTCGGAAACATGCATCCATCATCGATGAGGTCTCTGCCATACAGGACGATCGCCCGGCGGCCGTGCTGAAGCGACCAAAATACGGACACATAAGCGTCTACGACCGACACGTCATCCAGAGGCACGTCACGCTGCAACGCTGGAAGCGAATTCCGAAACCCAAGTTCCCGGGCGTCGTCGAGAACACGCGAACTTTCCGTAATCACTTGTGCACCATCGAGGGCACGCGTTATTACATCGCGGGTCGCCCGTACGGGTTCCAGAACACACAAGACGGTAAAAAATGTATCGTATGGCCTAAGTACCGCACGCACGGGTTGGAGGGTGCTCGCGACGGCGAACTCTTGACGGCGCAACTCTACATGGGCATCGTCGCGGGGTGCCGGCAAGTTCGAATATATGAGATCCACGCTGGCGCTATCAAGCCCCTCGAGGCGATCGAGTCCGACCCGACGCAATGGGAAAACATTCGTCGAGGTGCCAAGAACTTCGCGGAGTACTTCCACAACACGCTGTCGACCGACGGACTAAAGATTTGATCCGCGAACCGTCGACGAGTCACGACTCAATAACACATGTCAATAAATATCTGTCGCTGTCAAGTTTGAATCTTACGCCATAGTTGCACACGCGCCGCGAAGATGAGCAACTTTGCGAGGCTCAAGGAGAAATACGACCGCGATAGGCGCGCCGAGCTCGAGGGGGAGGAAGCGAAGGCAATTATCAATGCTCACCGGGAGTTGAATGGCGGAGACGACGTCGCCCGTCCCGCGACGGACCCCGAAAAACGAGATGAAGAGTTGAAGAAGATCGCGAAAGATGCGATCAACGAAGTTAACGCCTCGCGCGACGGAGGGTTGACCGCGGAAGGCTTGAATCTGGTGCAGACAGAAATTCTTGCACAATTTGCGATCCTCCGCGAGCGCGTCGACGCCAAATTCAAGGAGTTAGCGACTAGTCAAGAAGATGCGCTCCGAGATGCGCTCCAAGGGGTCTCCAAGAAGCTCGACACGCTGGCGGCCGAGCGCGAGAAAGCGTCGGAAACGATTGGATCTGGTGAAAAGAATATTCTCGAACAGATCGAGGCCATGGGGGAGGTGGTAGACGCCAATGCCGCGACGCTTGAATACATCGAGTCTCAGGTTGCCGATTTGGGCGGGAAAATGAAGAACATGGAGCATCGGATCAACGTCAACACTGCAAAGGAGCTCAAGACCTTGTCTGGACTCGCGAAGGAGCTCTACGGGTCAGGGAACAATGCTCCGGTAGCGAATGCGAGCGCTGCACTCGAGGCGGATACTCCTACTCAGACCGTCAACCAAGACACCGGCAAGAAGTCATGCACGGCGACGACTGCGAACACGACGACGAAGGGGGCTAAATGCATGGCGACAAAAACAGATGGCAGCGCATGCACCAAACTTGCTAAGCCTGGTTTTCTGACGTGCAGTTATCAGACACACCGTGCACAAGAAGAAGAACTCAAGAAGAAAGCAGTTCCAATTCCACGTGTTGATTCGACCGCATCATTTCAAGATACCGCCACGAACGCTCAAGCACCGCCGACTACTACGCAACCGTCCGTGGCACAGGGCACGCGCCCCAGTCGTTTCAAACCACCACCATCCGGTGCTGCCACCAAAAAACGCAAACGGGGTGGTGATGATGAAGAAGAGTTGGAGCACAACCACAAACCCGGCGAGACGCGTGAAGATTGTCGGGCATGTGCGATGGGGTGCGGTGAATTGACGCAGCCAACAACCAGTCCCATTCTTCATTCGGAGGAGGCCGACCAACGTGATTATTTCGGCAGCCCGGAGCCCGAAGAGCGAATTCCACACGGTCTCCCACCGAGCCCAGCAATGAATGGTCCACTTCTGCCCTCTCCTACTTCGACGGAGGCGGATCGGTTCGACAGAGAGGACGATCAAGCCGAACAAGGCGGATTCAGAAACCGAGACGAACTCATGGAGGAAATTCGTCAGTCCCAGCAGCGGGACAAACGTCAGTACAAACGATCATCATCAGCCAGCAAACGTACACCGTACCATTTTATCAATTTCGGTCAATTTCGGTGAATTATTCATTCACAAATAAAAACACATTAACAGAACGAAGCTTCGTTCGCAATTTTGTAATTAACGCGCATTATAATCTCTACAAGTTCTAAATGTTTCGCTATGCAGCCTTGCACCGCGAGCTGAAAACTGTCATGCAGGGTATCAGAGCCCGCGGCGAGCGCGTCATAGTCGACTACGCGCGCGAGAATGTAAACTCTCTGAACGACGTGGCGTTCGTGCAACGCACAAACGAAATCATGATCGATAACTTACCGATTGGGTCGATGTGTGCCCTGAAGATGACGAGCTTTGGCAGCAGGACATCACTTCCACATGCCGTCGAGCACGTCGACAGCCTCATAGACCGCGCGAAATCGAGGGGCATTCTCACGTGCATTGACGCGGAGGACGTACTCTACCCAGGCGCGTGCTATCGCCTCGCGCGCGAACACAACGACGAAACTATGGTCAACGTCTACATCACATATCAGATGTACCGGCGCCGAGCTTTCTCTGAACTCGTGCAGGATTTAGAGTCCGCGAAACACGACGGATTCAAACTCGGGGTGAAGCTCGTTCGAGGGGCCTATCTCCGCAAACAGACTGGCGTGTTTGGGACGAAGCGACAGGTCGACCAGGCCTACGATGATGCGTTGTCTTTCGCACTGCCGGTGCCCCACGCTCACACGATGCTGGCCACACACAACGCCGAATCTCTCCGACTGGCGCGTGAATTTCCGAAAAACGCGTACTATACGGCTCAATTGCTGGGCATGGGTATGGGCGACGACGCTACTGCTCAAATAGATTACAGATACGTGCCCTACGGTTCGCTTTGGGAGTTATCGCCGTACCTTCTTCGTCGACTGTGGGAGAGAATGGCGTGGACGTGAGTAGGGTGGACAACTCACTCGACCCTGGCTAATCAAATCTGACCGCGCGCGTGCATTTCTAATAAGGCGTCCAGCGCATCTCGTGCATCATCGGAAATCTCCCGCGATGCGAGTTCTTCCAGACGCGATCGCAATTCGTCCGCCACTGCCACCGAGTGTTTACGAGTTCGCTTCTTACGCGTCTTAGATACCGTGGCGCGATTATCTCGGGCTCGCGTTTTCATCGTCGCGTCGGTCTTTGGCCGACCGAATCTCACATCTCGCCACATCGAGGCGCGTGAGAAAAAGATGGTGCTGTACCCCAGCGGCACGTGTAAACTGGAGCACAAAAACCATGAGTATAGCGCAAACTACATGTCGGACGACTACATACTCTCGCGCGACATGTGGGACATGATCGACGACCGGATCCGCGCCCTAAACAACGCGAACCATCGCCTAGACAGAGAGCGTGAAGGGGTGAAGAAGCGTGAGACGCGTGGCTTAGAATCGACTCAGGCCCTCATGAAACTCACGGAATCGCTCAGACGGCCACTTCTTGATCACATGTTTGACGAGCGCGCGATGGAGGCCGACGCGCGCACCTGGGAAGAGTGCGACATCAATATGGACCTGGAACACTTCATCTATGCAAACAAGTTCGAGAGGGGTTTAGATTTCATCCGATCACAACCCGCGAAAGTGCGTAAGAGCGCGCCGGCTATTCTGAAGGAATCATTCCCAATGCTTCAGTTCTTCTATCTCGGACGGCTCATGTCTATGAACAGCAAAGCGTGGGTGAGGGAGCAGCGTGACATCGCGCGGGTGTCTCAGTGTGTTGAAAGACTGTCGACACACATGCTCGCTTCGACGAGTTCCCATAAACTCTGCGAGTGTTGCATGAAGCATTTCGAGCGAGAGATTGACGAAATACGCGAGGCTGGTGAAAAAGCGTTGGATTACAAGTCTGTCGCGTATCTGAACGAGAGCACACCGCACGATACCAGCCGCATCGTTCGAGAACCCATAAAACATTACTCCTAGATCTCGTCGTACGCTCGTTTGTTAATGCCACACAGCTTCACGTACAAACCGTCGGGTACCACTCCTAACAACTGTCGCGCGATAGATTCGCGCCCATGGTAGGCAGCTGCCATGAGCGCTGTCCCACCGCCGTTGGTCCGCGCCTCACAGAGATTAACGCCTCCCTTTTCGATGAGTAGACTCACGATAGATTCTCGGCTACCCCCGTGCCCTTCACGGATAGCCCAGATGAGTGCCGTACGACCAACGTCGTCCCTCTCCTTGATCCTGGTTGGCACTTTTGTCACGATAATACCTAAGTTATTATTTGGTACTTAAAAGTCAGATAAAGACGAATATAATCTCTAAGTAATGTAAAGAAATATGTCAGTTGTATCGATGCTTGCGGGTGTTGGTCTTCTCAGTGTATGTTGCCTTTCTTCAAGCGTAGCAACGACTATGATGGGTGGTCAGAAGGGACCCTCGGCTATGGGACCCTCGTCCACAGGACCCTCGACCACAGGACCAGCCCCTCCAACGAGTATTAAGTCACTCGAAATTTTATCGAATGTACCAAACAGTGTGACTCTCACAGGAGTTCAAGCTAATAGTCCTTCAGCATTTAATGCAAAAACGAAAGCTGTATTAGTCGCAACTATTGCAATTGACAGCGATTCCGAAGGTGTTATATTTGAATCTGGGGGAGGTGGACCTGGAGTTGTATTGTACGCATTCGATGGAACGCTCTATTGTCAGGCTGGACAAGGTAATGTTGCCGGTGGAACTATAGAAGTTTCTCGGACTATACCATCCACTCTCAGTAAAACTAAAAAAACTGAAGTAGGTGTTTCATTTGATGTGTCGGTTACTCCATCTCGAGCACGATTATTTATTGATGGGGTGGAAGTGTATAGTACCACATCTGGGGCTACACCATCTTTATCTGGTCCAGACCTAGCTGGTTCGGGTAAAAAGTATGGTGGTTTATCAGTAACACGTTTAACTCCATATACCGATTATTCGGATACCATATACGATGTAACATTGTATCCCGATGTGTACATAGAAGCATAATATGTCGCTCCCCGCGTCGATTAATCGACGCACGGTCTCTAAGTCCCCCGCTATCACGGCTTCGATGAGATCACCCGGGCGCGCGCGTTTGCGCGTCGTCGTCGGCATCGCGCGCGTCGCGAAGTGGTGCCGACCCGCCGTCTAGGTTTTCCAACCCCCCCCGAATCGATGATGACTGGCGGTGCTTCTAAAATCTCAATCTCATATTTAGAGGTGTTCGAAGGCTTGATGGCCGCTATCCGACACACTTGAGCTGAAATAACAGGGGGCCTATTTTCTGAAATCGCGAGCACGGGTGGGCACACGAGAACGAAAGACGCCATTACTATGCACCGATGAAAAAATTCGACGCCTCGGACATCAAGTATAAAACACAACTCTGTGAGAAGTTCACGAGCGACGGTCGCTGTCCGTACGGTAAGAGATGTATGTTCGCGCACGGTCAAGTTGAGCTTCGCGAAGACACAGACGTGCCGCGTGAACCGTCTTTTAGGACTCGCGCGTGCTGCAAGTTTGAATCCACTGGCACGTGTACCTACGGGGTGCGATGTGCGTTCATCCACCCCTTCGCCCCGGGCGACACGCGCCTACCCGTATTTAAGTCGATAGTGTCCGCGACCGTCCTGTGCACGGCGTGCTAGTAGTATGTATTACAAATACGATTTCCGTGTGAGCTCGACCGCGTCGAGCCTTTCGTCGACGCGGTCAAAGTCAAAGTCCATAAATCTTCGTACTTCTTCCTCATCCTTGAGGAAATCCAAATCTAAATCTTGCAAAGATTCTGTTGCCGCCCTCTTACGCTTATTCACTCGACGCGGTGGCTGTGCGACGGGCGGCGTCTTGGGCGCCGCTTCCTCCTCTATATCGACGAACGCGTCGCTGGTGATCTCGGTCACTCGCTTCCCAGATTCGTACGCTTCGATCTCCGCCGCGCTCTGGGCAACCAAGTGGTCACAACAGCCCTCGACGTTTAGCTGCTTCAATATCTCGTGATTCAATTTCATCGTCAACAGGTTCTCTTGATCGGGAATATCGGAGCATTTAATCTTAATAGACTCACCCCCGGGAAAAAGTACGTCGCGCCAATCCCTTTTGAGCTCGGGAGCGATCGACCCCGCTTCCCGAGACCACTCCTTGTCGCGTTTTTTCACGCCCTCGAGCCAATTCTTCGCCTTGACTTGTTTTTCTCCTGTAAATACATCACCGTCTTCGATCGCACACACGAGATCACTATACGGCACGACGTTAGAGTCGACTTTACGAAGCTCTTTCGCGATAAACCCTTCAGTCGTGAAAGTAAAATCTTCCAATCGCTCCGTTTCCATGGGGTTGCCGGTGGTGGCCTGCACATCTTTCGAACCCCGGCGCTTCGATGGGCGTTTCTTGTAGGCCAACACGGCCGTGTCGGGGTTCACGACGCGCCCCTTGAGCTCAGCACCGAGCTTCGTCTCAAACGCCGCGGGTAGCGTCGTCTCCCGTGAATCGTAGTGCACTCGGAGCCTGACCATGGGCACCTTTCCGGATGCGTTTCGAGCCTCGGCCATCTCGAGCACCTGACTGAGCGCCCGCTCGTGGGCGTCTTCGCCCGCGGCCAGTGTGATCTCACGGTAGACGAACGGTCGAACGCGCTCGAGTTTGAATGGTTCGTACCGCGGACCGTCGCCACCGATTGTGAGCATGAGCGCGTACTTGCCGTTCTCTTCATTCGCCGAACACTTGGTCTGCGCTGTTGAACCGAGCTGAGACACGACGAATTTCTTCCCCGGAACGGCCTGTGGTTCGGGAAAACACTCGTGCTCGTGCCCCCACACGACGAGATCAAACCAAGGCGGAATGTGCTGTTCGTCCACTCTATCGCGGACGTAAACCGATCTGTTCTGGTGAATGAGTAGGATGCAAAACGCACCTGCCGGGGGCTCACCGAACTCCACTCTATTTTCCGCGAACGCGCGCTGAGCGGTTACGTCCTTGATCCAACCTATCCCATAGAGCGCGATCTGAACACCGTCCTTCTCTATGGTGATAGGATCGATCGTCAGAACGTCGTTCCGAAACGTGCTATTCCCGATGTGATTCAGAACGCGCGCCTGGTGTAGCTCGTCGAGCACAGAGTGCCCTCGCCCCTCGGCGCCGTAGGGCACGTCGTGGTTCCCGTGGATGGTGAACACCGGAAGGCGCACCCGCGCGTCTCCCACCTCGAGGTTCGTCGGAGTCCCCTTGTTCTCTAGCACGCGCACGTCAGTCTCGCCCCCGAGACACCTCTGTTGAAACATCTGCATCGTTCTGACCATCGTCCGCGCGCTCGGCCTCTTTTCTTCGAACACGTCCCCGGCCATCAGAACGCAATCTGCACCGCGCTCGATACCGCCGTCGAGAACCTCCTCCAACGCCTCGAACGAGTCGTCGCACCGCCCGTCGAACGAGTCTCGTTCATATATACCGAGATGGTTGTCGGTCGTGATGAGGACGCGAAACTGACCCATGCTCGCGCGTCGCGAAATGAGGGCCCGCGTGAGGGCACCCCCACCCTGATAGGTCCGTGAAATTTCACGATTGCTATATATCGAGCGAAAATCGAAATGGTCGCCGTAGAGGTGGGTCACGATTCGATCGTGGCTGCACCCCGTCAGAGAGGAGGAGTATAAGCAACTATATTTTCCCCATATAATAAACCAACGAAACAAGCACACACGAACGTGACTAGAAACGACACACACGAACGTGACTAGACGCGACCCACGCCCGCCCAGCGCCGCTCGCGCGCGAATCCCCAGGCGACGCGCGAAAATTTTCTCATCCACATACTGAAACGAACGGAGTCACGACGCGCCCGAGCAGCCTCTCGTCATTCGATGGTCATTTGATGGTCCAAATCAGACCCTCCACACACGGTCCCGCGTTCCCCCGACCGCCCCAGCGCCCTCGCGAAAAATCACAATATTGTGACCAGC